GAGCGGCATCCGGAGTGGGCCGCGAGCACGCACTTCGAGGGAGTCAACCACCGGGGCGCGGAGATGTGCCCGGACACGCGGTACATGGCCGAGGAGATGTATCCGGACGAAGAGGTCTGGATCGAGGAGCGGGAGGGAACCCCCGCGTCGTCCTCGTGACCGCCTGCGCCGCCGGGTGTGGTGTTCCGCTGCGCCCGCCGGCAGCGGCCGGCGGGTTCGACCGGCACCCCGGATGCGAACAGCAGCCCGAGACGACCGAGTACCGGTGGGGCTGCCTCGGGTGCCTGATGACTGGCGTTGCCGACTCCGCGCCGCACGCCGCGGCGCTCGAACGCAGCCACCGGGGGTACGCCTGCCCGGCGACCGCCGACAGCGAGGCCGAGTTCCTGCTGCGGCTCGGGCGCCGGGCCCCGCTGGAGCGGTTGTACCCGGATCAGGTGCCGCCGTACAGGAAGCCGTTCCGACCGACCGCCTGACCGATTCTGATCGCGTCGCCCCGGCTTCGAGGGGGAGCCGGGGCGACGCGCCTTCTTCCGCAAAATGCGATAGGATTCCACGCATGACCGACGACCCATTGATCGCGTACCCGCCGATGATGACCGTCGAGCAAGTCGGCGAGGTGCTCCAGGTCCAACCGCGCACGCTGTTCGAGTGGCGCAAGCGCGGCAGCGGCCCACCTTACGCCCGCCTCGGCGACGGCCACGGGTCCTCCATCCGCTACCCCCGCGAGGAACTGCGCAAATACATGGCCGACAGGGTCGTCGGCAGCGCCCGGAGGGTGGCCTCATGACGATCCACCTGGCCACGGACTGCCCCGGGTGCTCCGGGTGCGTAGTGCAGCGGCAGCTCAACGAGCGGGAGACGTTCAACCGCTCAGAGGTGGCGTACCTCCTCGCCCTCGCCTTCCGCTCCGGCGCGTCGCTCGCGCTGGAGATGTCCGAGGACATCGTCCGGTGGGCCGGCGAGCCGATCGTGAAGCGCACCGCCGAGCAGCGGTACCGCGAGCGACTGGCCGCCATCGAGGCCGGAGCAGAACGTCAGCGTGCGATCGACGCCGCGCGCCCGCCGCGGCCGATCCCGGCGCGCGGCGCCACTGGCGTCGACGAGGCCGGCAACGTGGTCCGAGTAGGCGAGATGCCCGACCCGGACGTCGAATGGCCTGCCGTCGTCGAGCCGGGCACCGCCGAGGCTCCGTGATGGCGGGGGACCTCCCGGTCGTGCCGGGGCATCCCGACGAAGACGACTGGGAAGACCTCATCTGGCGCGAGCCGCCCGAGGGATGGGATCAGGTCGCCATCACCAAGGACGAGCGGCAGGAGGCGAAGCCGGGCGACTTCTGGACGGAGCGTCCGGTTCTGGAGCACATCCGCACTTACGCCCGGTCCCGGATGTCCGGGCCGTGGGCGGTGTTCGGCTCGGTGCTCACCCGTGTGGTCGCCGCGACGCCGCCGTTCGTGCAGATCCCGCCGGTCATCGGCACGGCGGCGAGTCTGAATCTGTTCATCGGGCTCGTGGGCCCGTCTGGCAGCGGGAAGGGGGCGGCGGCGGGCGTCGCCGGGGAGGTGCTCGACCTCGGCGAGCGGGAGACGTCGTTCCGCACGGCGCCGCTCGGCAGCGGCGAGGGCCTGTCGCACATGTTCATGCGGCCGGGCAAGCGCGGCGACCCGCCGAAGATGTACAACCACGCTGCGCTCGTGGAGATCCCGGAGATCGACAACCTCGCCGCGCTGGCGAACCGGCAGGCGTCCACCCTGACCGGGCAGCTGCGGCAGGCCGCGATGGGCGAGCAGCTCGGGTTCTTCTACGTGGACGAGGCGAAACGGATGATGGTGCCGGAGCACCGGTACCGGATGTGCCTGTGGGCCGGCATCCAGCCGCGCCGGTCGGCCGCGCTGCTCGGCGACGCGGACGGCGGCACGCCACAGCGGTTCGTGTGGCTGCCGGTCAGCGACCGCGACGCCCCGGACATCGACGACCTGCCGGCCACGCCGCCGCCGATGTTGTGGCGACCGCCGGACTGGAACGAGTGCCCGACAGTCGAGCTCAAGCGGCAGTCACGGATCTTCATGGACATCCCGGAGGTGGCCGAGCGGACCATCCGGCAGGCACGGCAGGACCGTAACCGCGACGTCGGCGACGCCCTCGACAGTCACGCCGTGCTGACCCGCGTCAAGGTGGCGTGCGCGCTGGCCATCCTGGACGGGCGTACGGCGGCCAGCGAGGACGATTGGCGCCTTGCCGGCGTCGTCATGGCGGTGTCCGACGCAACGCGCACCGTGTGCGTCGAGGCGCTCTCGGCGGTGCAGCGGGAGGCGAACGCCCGCGTGGCGGTCGCCGAGGCCGAGCGGGCGATCATCGTCACCGAGAAGGTCGGCGAGGCGGACGTGCAGCGGGTGTTGCGCTCGATCCGCAAGAGGCTCGCCCGGGTGGGCGCGGACGGCATGCAACGCGGTCCGTTGCGCTCGGCCCTGGCATCGAGGGACCGGCAGTACTTCGATGCTGCCGTTGATCTCCTGCTGATGTCCGGAGACGTGATCGGAAAGCCCTCGGAGTACCGCGGTCAGCCGACCGTTACGTACGTGCTGAGTGATCTTGATTAAGGGGTGGAGGGGTGGACACGTGTCCACCCCTAACCCCCGGATTCCGCCAAAAACAGGGTCGGTATGTCCTAATAACAACAACTTATTCTGACCGTACGCGCGGCATGCCTCGGGGGTAGGGGTGGACAATGTCCACCCCTCCACCCCTTAACCAAAATTTGTCCACCCCTTGGCTCCCGGAAGGTCTTGACCCATGACGAGTGACCACGCAGCAACCGACTACGACGTCCGCACGACCGCCATCGAACGGGGGTTGCTGGCCCGCAAGGCGCGCGGCCGGGACGCCTGGACGGTGACCCACCCGGACGGTCGGCGCAGCGCCGAGGTGACCGCAGCCGAACTGATGACCGCACTGGAGCCGCCCGGCGGTGGCCGGGGCGCTCCCGGGAGCCGCGCGCCCGTGGTGGTCGCCGGCGAGAACTTCGGGGACCACCGTGAGTGCCGGTGGAGTCCCGGCGTCGGCACCCGATCCGTCGCACAGATGTGGCGGGACCTGTGCCGCGTGTACGACTCGACGGCGCCCATCCCCGTGACGCTGCACCCTGAGGTCGTGGCCCGACTGAACGCCGGACTCCGCGATGCGTGATGCCAATCCCCCGAGAGGGCAGCAGAGTGTCAAGAGTTTCGCTATGCTGTCGGGCATGACGTCGACCCCGCTCTCACCGCCCGCGAGAGTCCCCGGCATCCCCGCCGCCGCGAGCGCTTCCCCCGAGGGCGGGGTCGGCACGCTGTTCCTGTGGCACCTCGCGGTGTGCGCCGCCTGCAGCGAAGACCTGGCACAGCCCTTCCGCTCCCGAGACGACCGGGAGGTCTGGACCGCTGCGCACATCGCCGGTACGGGCCACCCCGTCATCCTGATCACGGAAGGGGCATCCGAGGTGGCGGTCGAGGTGCGACGGGCTGAGGGTGGGTTCCGGTACCGGTGCATGGGCGCGGACCTGCGGTGTCGTAGCTGGAGGGGCCCGTACGCCACACCTCAGCTCGCCCTCGCGTCGAGCCGCGCGCACCGCTGCGGGGGCGGATCGTGATCCCCGAGCCGGTGCCCATGTCGCACCTGTACCGCACGAGGTGCATCGACTGCGGAACCACCGCCTACGCCGTAGAGGAGCACGTCAACGACGCGCTGTGCATGGACGATCGACGCAAGCGCGCCGGTATCGACTGGCCGTGGCTCTCGAAGTCGGGCCGGTGGCATCCGACTCGCGGCAACCCGGCGAACTATCCGCTTGGCGGGAGTGGGACGGCGTGAAGATGAACTACACCGGGATCCCGTCCATTGAGATGCTCCTGCGGCGTCCGGCCGCCCGGCCTGAGCCGGTGCTGACTGAACGCGAGCGGGTCGCTGTCGCGTTCGCGTGCGGGGCCCTCGCCGAGCTCGCCGTCCGGGAGCGATTTCCCGGGCCGGTCGCCGACGCCTTCCGGGGGCACTCTCAGGTGCTGACGGACCTGCTCAACCGGATCGAACGATGACCCCCCGTCTGCGCTCGATGGTGGTCGACGGCGAACGGACGATCCTCGTGCTTGACCGGCTCGGCGAGGCCGATCCCAGCAAGCTCGCCCCGCTGGGCGAGGCCATCCACGCCGCTGCGGAGCGCGTGGGGTTGGCGGGTGCCGTGGTTTTCAGCTTCCCCGTGGAACTGGAAGGCGAGCAGCCGCAGGAGAGGCGGGAGTTGTCTCCCGGCCAAATAGCCGCGCTGCGCTGGGCGGTCGAGAAGCTCGATGCCGACGCCCCGCATGCCCACGTGGACAGCTTGCGGCGGTTGCTCGGGATGGTCGAGGGGCGATGATCCCCGCCCTGCTTCTGCTCGGTGCCGCGTCCGTGGCCGCCGCGTTCGTCAAGGCGTGGCGTGCCGTCGACCGCATGCTCGACCTGAGGAGGTGACCGCGATGACCCGCTCCGACACCGTGTGGTGGTGACCTGCACGCAAGCCCGAACGACCCCGGACCCGGCATAGCCTTGGAGCGCATCGCGCGCAGACAGGTACTCCGGTCCGGGGTCGTTCGCTGTCCGGCATTGGCATCGGGGCACTCAGGATGCGATGATCGGGCGCATCATCGCATCGCAGACGGCGAGGTCCCCCCGGATGGCAGCAGGATCCATCGGCAACGGCCGCGTCCTCAAGGTCTGCGACCTCTGCGGCGGCGTGGACGACCACCCCCGGCACTCCATCGCCGGCACCCGCGGCGCCGACCTGCCCGACGAGTTGCAGATCGAGGTCTCCGACGAGATCGTCAACCGGGTCCTCGACAACGCCCCGGTTGCCGACCGGCCGCGACTGCTTCGCGAATTGCAGGACCGGGCCAGCTCCGATCGCCACCTCGACTGCTGCGCGAACGCCGGATGCCCGACCGGCACCTGCGGGCCGCAGGTAGCCAACGCGCCGGGCACCGGCCGCAAGATGCTCGACCACGTCATGAAGATCAAGGACCCGTTCGCGGAACGCGACGACGTCGTGAAGGGCGAGTGACATGGCTCGGGGTCTCTCTGCGGTCAACCTGGCCAACGCCTGGCTGAACCTGCTCGGCGGTACCGCCTTCACTACCCCGGCCGGATCGTTCATCGGTCTGCACACCGGCGACCCCGGCGCCAACGGCACCGCGAACGTCTCGTCGGTGACCACCCGCCCGTCCGCGACGTGGGCCGCCGCGTCGGCCGGCTCGAAGTCGATCAATAACACCCCGTCGTGGACGGCGTGGGCCGGCACCAACGGCGAGGTTGTCACCGACATCTCCGACTGGGGCGCGAGCTCGGCCGGTACGTTCTACTTCTCGGTGCAGCTCACCACGCCCAAGACCGTCAACACCGGGGACACCCTCACCCTCGCGTCGATGAGCGTGTCTCTCGCGCCGCTGGCGGCATGACCGGGCCGGACGGCCCCGAGGCCGTCCTGGAGTGGCCCGCCCTCGGCCGCGGCCCGGCCGCCCGCACGGTGGTGGGCACCGAGGATCTGCGGGCACCCGAGATGATCGAGCCGCTCCAGCGCGAGGTGCTCGAAGCGAGGGTGCGTCACGCCGACGCCGCCCGCGCCCTGTCCGCCTGCCGCGCCCGACTGGCCGAGTGGGAACGGGCCGGTCGACCGGATGACGAGCCCGGGTCCGACTCGGGCGAGGTGCTGATGAACGCTGTGCACGTTGCCGAACTGGCCGAGCGCAACGCAGCGACCGAACTCGACGTGGCGGCGGCGACCCTGCGCCGGGCTGGAGGCTGACGTGGCGAGGTACAGGACCGGCGTCACCAAGGCGGCGCCCGCGACCGGTACTTTCGTGTCGCAGTTCCGCACCCCCGCCGACCGGGTCGCCCGCATCTTCGAGATCAAGGTCTTCACCTCGACCGCCGTGGCGCTGTCGGTGGGCGTGATCCGCTCGGCCACGGTCGGCGCGACGTTCACCTCGGCGACCCCTCAGGCTGAGGACGTCCGGTCGGTGGCGTCGACCTGCGCGGTCGACACGGCGATCACCACGGCGCCAACGATCGGCACGGTCTACATGGAGAAGATCGTTCTTCCGGCGGTCATCGGCTCCGGCATGATCTGGACGTTCCCGCAGGGTCTCGTCGTACCCGTGTCCGCGGGCCTGCTGCTCTGGAACTTCGGCGCGGCGACGGGTCCCGCGGTCGAAGTCTCCTGGATCCACGACGAGTAGCGCCCGGTGCCGATCTACCAGAGCGGTGGCGCGGCCAGTCCGTACGTCGGCCAGTCAAACCGGTGGACGACGCTCGGGTACGGCGAGGCGGCCGTCCCGTACCCGGTGCCCTCGCAGATCGTCGCGGTCCGCTCGCCCATCTTCGTCCGGCAGCCCGCCGGGTGGACCGCGGCCACCGTCTCCGACGCCACGGCGCTCACCTCCCCCACGCTGACCATCGCGCCGCAGGACGGCGACCTCGTCATGGTGGCGATCACCGTGGACGCGCACGCCGGGGGTATCAGCGCCGCCACGATCACCCCGAATCAGGGCACGTGGACGCAGGTCGGCCCGATCTCGGACACCGGCTCGCCGAACGACCACCGCGCGGCGTGGCTGTGGCGCATCTGGCGCACCGGCGACGCCACGGCGTTGACGTTCACCTGCTCATCGGCGGTGGAGTGGGCGCTCGCCGCCATGGCCTACGCCGGGTGCTCGGAGACGACCCCGGTCGGGTCGTACGCCTCGGGGTGGGAGTCCGGCGCGTCGACCGCGCTGCACACCACGTCCACGATCACCCCCGGCTCGACACTGCCGTGGATCGGGGTCAGTTTCGGCGACCGGTCCGGATCGACCTGGAATCCGCCCACCGGATACACCACGAGGGCGGCGGCGAAGCCCGGAACCGCCCCGACGGGCATCAACCCGTCCACCTCGATCCACGACAGTAATGGCCTGGTTCGGCAGCTGCCGGTCTCGCTCACCAACGGCTCCGGCGCGGTCAGCTCGTCGACCGCGGTGTGGTTCATCTTCGAGCTGGTGCCGTACGGGCAGACCAGCAACCCGCCGCCACAGGTGGTTCTCGGCCCCGTGTGCGGCAACGTGTCGTCGAGCGGCTGCACGGTGACGTACGCCTTCTCCGGCCTGACGAGCACCGCCCGGCTCAAGGTGAGCACCACGGCGGACCTGCTGACCTCGCCGGTGTTCGGCACGGCGGTCGCGGCCGGCACGCAGGGCCTCGCGAAGCTGTCCGTCACCGGCCTCAGCCCGAACACGTTGTACTACTACGGCGTCGAGGCCGACGGGACGATCAACAGCGAGGGGTTCGGGTCGTTCACCACCGACCCCACGCCCGGTACGGCGGCGAACTTCTCGGTGGCCTTCGGGTCGTGTCAGTTCACCGTGCTCTCGACGAATACGTTCGAGGCGATCAGGCAGAAGACAGGCAGCGTCGCGGCCGGCTCCGGCAAGGCTCGGCGCCTGATCCACATGGGCGACATCCACTACGAGGACTGGGGGGCCAGCGACACCCTGCAAGGCGTCTACGACCAGTGGTTCCAGACCCTGGATCAACCGCTGTTCGCCCCGATGTTGTCGGAAATCCCCATAACGTACATGTGGGATAACCACGACTGGGGAGGAAACGGCAGCGACAAGAACAACGTCAGGGGCGCCGACGTCGCCGCGGCGTACCGCAACGTGATTCCGCACTACAACCTGCCGGCCACCGACGGTCGGGGGGCGTGGCAGACCTGGGTGATCGGCCGGGTCCGGTTCATTCAGATCGACCCGCGCAGCCAGCGCAACAACTATCTGGACCCGGACTCGTCGTCGAAATCGATGTTGGGCGTCGAACAGAAAGCGTGGCTCAAGGCGCGGCTGCAGGAGACCGAGCCGCTCAAAGTCATCTGCGGGAACATGGCGTGGCGCACCGAGGGCGGCACGTCGGGCGACCGCTGGTCGTCGTTCGCCACGGAATTCCAGGAGATGACCAACTTCATCAACAACACGGCCGGCGTCGCCGGGAAGGTCTTCGTGATCTTCGGCGACACCCACGCCCTGGCCGCCGACGACGGGTCGACACCCGGCGCCGTCGGCATCCCGCAGGCGTGCGGCGCCCCGTTCCAGCAGGGTTCTCTCGACATGAGCAGCATCACTTACTCGTTCGGCACGTACGACACCTACCCGGCGGTCCTCAGGGCGTACGGCTGGCTCGACTTCGCCGACGACGGCACCACAATCAGCGTCACGTACCAGGGAATCACCACCGACGACGGCATCGTACGGGTGCAGATGCCCCTGTCGTTCGGCACGGCGATCGTCGAGTCGGCCGTCGCCAGCCTCGCCGTCACCGCGACCCTGGCGGCCGGTGCCAGCCTGATCCCGATGACGTTCGCCACCGACCTCGCCGTCGAAGCGACCTTCGAAGCCGCCGCGGACGTCTCCACCCCCGCCACGTCCTCGGCGGCGCTGGCAGCGACGGCGACCTTCTCGGCAGCCGCCGACCGGACCGCGGTGGCCGGACCCGCCCTTGCCGTCACGGCGACCCTGTCCACTGCGGCCACCGTCACCGACACGGCGGACGCCGCTCTGCCGGTGACGGCCACATTCGCGTCCACGGCGCCGGCCGCCCGGTCTGCTGCGGCGGTTCTGCCCGTCACGGCCACCCTGGCGACCGCCACGCCCGTCTCCCGCCCGCTGGCCGGCGTCCTGCCGGTGACGGTCACGCTGTCCGCGACCGCTCCGGTGTCGAGGACGGCCGTCGCGTCTCTCGCGGCCACGGCGACGCTCGCGGCTGCGGCGGTCGGGACGCTGTCCGCGCAGGCGTCCCTCGCCGTGGCCGCCACCCTGGCGGCCACGGGCGGCAGGTCCGCTCCGGTGGATGCGGCGCTGTCGGCCACTGCGGCGCTCTCGGCAGGCGCCGTGCTCGGCGATTCGCCTGCGATCGCCGCCCTGAACGTCACCGCGACCCTGACGACGGCCGCAACGCTGGCTCAGGTGGCCAGTGCCGCGCTCGCCGCCGTCGCCACGCTGTCCGCCGCGGTCACGCCGCAACGCGCCGCGGCGGCCGCCTTGCTGGTGACCGCGACGGTGGCCGCCGCCGCCGTGGAGTCCCTGTTCGCCGCCGCGTCTCTCGCGGCCACCGCGGTGCTCGCGGCCGACGCGACCACGGACACGCCGCCCGTGCTGGCCACGGCCACGCTCGCCATCACCGTCTCGCTGTCTGCCGCGGCGACACGCGGGCCTGCCGCAGGTGCCGTGCTGGCGATTTCGGCCACGTTCACGACCACGACCGGCAGATCCGCCCCCATCTCCACCGTCCTGACCGTCACGGTGTCCCTGTCCGCGGGCGGAGCGCAGATGCGCAGCACCGGCGCGGCGTTGGCCGCGGTCGTGACCCTGCTCGCGTCGGCCGAGATGCTCACCGGCGTGGTCGACTTCGTGGTGGCCGACTCGGTGACCGTGGCCCGGTCGACGGTCGAGCCGGGCCGGACATCGGTGGCGTACGCCGAACCCTCCGGCTCACTGCGCTACTCGTCGGTCGAGTGACCGGATCGGGGCGCTCCGGCACCGGTAGCCGCCCGTACCGGCGGAATCGGGCCCTTCTACTAGCCTCGAACGACATCTGCGGCATCTGCGGGCACCACGGCGCCCGGACGGCGGACCACATCGTCCCGCACCGGCTGTGGCCGCGCGACGTGGCGGGCCGACTGATCCCGGGTGTGGACGATCTCTCGAACCTGCGCCCGGCGCACGGCACGATGGGTCCCGGCGAGCCACCGAATCCGTGCCCGGTGTGCGACCGGTTGTGCAATCAGTCCCGCGGCGCACGTGCCAGCGCGCGGCGGCCGGCGTCCCGCGAGTGGTTTCCCGGCGGCATTCCGAGGGGCTAGACACGGTAGACGGTACCGTGTTATCGTTTAGGCATGACACAGGGAAAGCAGAAATTGACGCGGAAGTGCCGAGACTGCGAGCACCGCCATCCGGCTGGCATCGAGTGCCAGAAGAAGACCCCCGCGCAGCACACGTCCTTTGCTCCAAAGTGCGGATGCATGTCCTGATGCCCGCCCCCAAGCGCCCCAACACGACCGCCGCCACCGCGGCGGTCGTGCGTCGCGGGCAAGAGACGCAGGCCGCGAAGCTGCGCGCCGCCGGATGGGCCGTCCTCTCCCCGGAACAGGTCGATTCGCTGCCGCCAGAGGTCCGCAAAGCCGTCCAGGCGCTATGATCGAGCGCATCGGAGGGGTAGAGCGACCGGAATCGTAGCGGGTCGCCGGTATCGCGCCCCCGACGTGCGGTGAAAGAGAGGGCTCCGGGACCGGCGATCCCCGGAGCCCTCTCGCCGTCCGTGGCACACTGAGCGCATGATCCGACTGGTCGACGTGAGCCGCTGGCAGGTCGAACGCTCCGACCCGCTCGATCTCGCGCAGGCGAAGTCCGTCGGCTACAGCATCGCGAACCTCGCGCTCACCGGGGGCCGCGGCTACGTCGCCGGGTCGTGGCTCGCCAACCAGATGACGTACGCGACCGCCCTCGGCATGGGCAGATCCACCTATCACTGGCTCGACGGGCGCACATCGGGCGTCGAGCAGGCCGAAACGAACCTCGCGCGGCTGCGGAACCTGTTCGGCGTCCGACTGGAGCGGTTCGGTCATGTGGTCGACGTCGAGGAGGACGGCAAGAACGGCATCGCCCCGCCGACGTGGGCGCACGTGCACGACTACGTCGGCACCATGCAGGAGGCGCTGGGCCGTCCGATCGCGATCTACTCGGCGGACTACTGGTGGAAGCCACGCGGCTGGAGCGGGGCCAGCCTCACCCCGTACCTGATGGGCCCGCCGAACACCCCCGTGCAGGCCGAACCGGCGGCGGATTCACCCGCTTGGGCGGCCGGGTGGGGCGGATGGCGGTCGTTCAGCATCCTGCAGTGGGGTGTGCGACCGTTACCGGGTACGGGAGGCTGTTCCTTGTCCCTGATCCGCGACCCCGCGGTGTGGGCTGCGATGTCCGGAGGTGACCCGATGCCCCCAACGCCGAGCTGGGTCCTGGTGCCCTGCCTGGTCGCACTGCGCGAGGAGTTCAACCGAGTCAGCCCGACCCGCGACAAGGCGAGCGACGGAAGCATCGGCGACGCTGCGCACGCGCAGGATTCATCCGACCACAACCCCGACGAGACGGGGAAGACGCCGTTCACCGACTCCGATGCCGTCAATGAGGTCCACGCGATCGATATCGACGACTCGGGGCCCTGGCCGGCGCCCGGATGGTTCGATGCGAAGGTGGAGGCTATCCGCCGGGCGCACGCCGAGGGCCGTGACGTGCGACTGCAGAACATCATCCGTAACGGCCGGATCGCGTCCCGCTCGTGGGGATGGGCGTGGCGGCCCTACACCGGCGCGAACCCGCACGACAAGCACGCGCACTTCAGCGCCCGGTACACCACCGAGCAGGAGAACGACACCCGACCGTGGGGCGTCGCGCCGACACCGGCGCCGCCACCCGAGGAGGACGACATGGCAACGATCTCGCAGGCCGATTTCAACGCCCGCATGGACGCCTGGTGGTCCGCGCGGCTCGCGCCCGGCGTCGCGACCCCGCAGGCGAGCGCCCTGCGGGTCGCGCCGTGGCACCAGAGAGTCGGCGCGGTCGGCAGCCCGGACACCACGTACTCGGTCCTGCTGGAGATGCGCGCGAACCTGCGGGCGACGATGGAGTCGGTCATGGCGATGTTGCAGCGCGACGTCCCGGACGCCGAGGAGCTCGCGCAGATCAAGGCGCACATCGACCGGCAGGTGAGCCAAGCGGCACGCGACGTGCTCGCCGGTCTGGCCGCGGGCGGTGCGGACGCCGACGAGATCGCGGAGTTGCTCCGGGTCGCACTCGGCGCGCGGGCCGCGGAGGTCGGCGCCCGGTTGGCAGCCGGCCGGTGACGGGCCTGGAGTACGGACTCGCCGCGCAGCTGTACGTCGTGGCGAACGTGGTTCTTGCCCTCGGCTACCTGTTCGTGCCGGTGCTGCTCGTGCCGTATCTCGAAGTGTCGAGGCGAACCATGGTCGCCATGGCGGTGTTCTTCGTCGGCTGCACCGGTTCGCACTCGGACATGGTGTGGGACGTACTCTCCGGGCACGACCGGCATCCCGCTGTCGGATGGGTGGCGGTGTGGTGGCACGTCATTCAGGCCGTAGGGACGTGGGCGGCCATCCTGTTCTTCCGCTCGGACCTGAAGGCAGCCAACGACCTGATCGAGCGAGTGGACGGGGGCCCTGCATGATGTCGGACGGCGGCGACCTGATCGGTGACGCGGACCGGGAGCGGCGCGAACTCGCCGAGACGATCGCCGCGCTGCGCACCCTCCAGGGTCAGGGCAAGGGATCGGGCGACAAGTTCGACGCGGGGGTGCAGAAGCTGCCCGGCAAGGGCGAGTGGGTGAAGGCGGCCCCGGCCGTCGCGATCGTCTGCGGCACGGTGATCCTCGTCGGATTCCTCGCCGTCTTCGTCGTTCTCGCGATCACCGGCACACCGACCGACTCGTTCTTTCGCCTGATCAATCTCTTCCTGAACGCGACCGGTGCGATCGGCGTGCTGTGCACCCTCACCGTTGCGATGCTCCATGCCCGGCGGACCCTTGAGACCCGGCAGGCGGTCGTGGCCGAGGCGAAGGAGAGCCGGAAGCTTGCTCTCTACGGTCAGCAGGAAGCGCACCGTGCCGCCGACGCCGCCACCTCGGCCGCGCAGGCGGTGAACGGCGACTTCGAGCAGCGGATCGCCCGTGCGGTGCGGCTCGCGCTCGGGGAGGATCACGAGCGAGCCCAAGCGCAGGACGTCCGCGGGCGCGCACAGGACCAGCGAGGAAAGATGCAGGACGAGCGGGACGTGGAGACACGGGGCGACTCGTCGGCGTAAAGTGTCGTACGTACCGCCCCCATCGCCGGGAGGACCCGCCGTGACCGACGAAACCCGCTCCGGAAGACCGTTGACCGACATGCTCGGCATTCTGAACCGCCGACCCTTCCGTCCGGTCGAGTTCGACGCGGGCGCCGGCATGATGCTCTGGTCGCTGCCGGACGGCCGCATGCTCGCCGCGCCGCTGCGCACCCCGTACCCGTACGCCACGGAGACGGGAGAGGTCCGCGTTCCCGCCGCGTGGGTCGAAGTGGTCGTGCAGCCGTGACCACTGACCCGCTCGCGTCCTTCCGCGAGATCCTCGCCAGCCTCCCCGAACTGCCGAAACACCGTGAGCTTCGCTGTGGCGAGGCCATCTACCGCTGGCTGCAGTCCCATCCAGCGCCCAAGCCCGACCCCGTGGCCGTCGGCCGGCTTACGAGGGCCGTGTTTGGCATCCCGATCCGCCTCGACTCCGACATGGGCCGCGGCACGTGGGCGTACTTCGAGGACGGCGTCGAGGTGCAGCGCTCGCAGGTGGGCGACGGCGACCGGGTGTGGTTCGTGCCCGGCACGGGGTTCATCACCACGACCGACGACACGATCGCCGCGACGCTCGACGGCGGCGCGTGATGCCCCGCCTCACGAAGTGCATCGTCCACCGGCACGAGTACGTCACCGCGCACGAGTATCACCATCTGCGCCCGCAGTCCCGCGGTGGGACGAGCCGGGCCGAGAACATGGTGTGGCTGTGCGCCAACGCGCACGGCGACGTGCATTTCTTCCTCGACCTGATCGAGAAGCATCGGGGTCCTGAGCACGTGCCGTTCGAGCAGGCGAAGCACTACGGTCCTGCCGTCCGGCAGGTCGCGCGCAACGGCTGGCAGGAGTACGCCGAGGCGTTCCTGCGCGGCGAGTACCGCAAGCATGCCTACCTGTGGTCGACCTCGGGCCAGCCACGCGAGGACGTCGATATCGCTCTCGGCCCGACGCGCCTCCTCGCGGGCGACCTGCCGCCGTTCTCCGTCGCGCTGCGCCGGCTGGAGCTGCCGTACTGGCTGAACCTCGTGCCCGAGTCGGAGGTCCCCCGTGGATGAGTCCTGCGCCAACTGCGGAAGGCCGATCGGCCCCTCGGACCGCTATCCGACCGGATGGACGCATGTGGGCGACTGGCAGGGCGTCCGGTGCTCCGGGCGGGTAGTCGGAGCCCTTCCTGTCGGCGAACTCGCCAAGGCCGACCTTCGGCTGCTCGCGGCTGCGGTGCAGTTCTACAGCGGCGAGTACCCCGGAGTGCCAACCGATGTGCGCGAAGCTGCTGCCCGGTGGGTGCCCCGTGGGTGACCTCGCGGCATGGCCGTGGCGGTGGTTCCGGACGAAGCCGCGCGAACGATGGTTCCTGATCTGCGACCACGCCTCGCAGCGCGAGGCGTTCGTGTTCGGCCCGTTCAAGACGGCCGAGGCTGCCCGCGACTACCCGTCGACGTTCCTGGGGTACGTCGACGCCCCGGCGTTCCGGCGCGCGACCCTCAGAGTCGAGCGGCACGACGACTGGCTGCGGGCGATCCGGTGACCCGCCCGGCCGTCGCCGGACTCGCAGCCACCGCGGCGTATCTCGCACTGGCGTACGTACTGTGGTTCGAGCACACGCCGGGCATGGTGTCGTACGGGGAGTTCCGCTTCCTGCTGCTCGCCGCGGTCCCCGCGCTGACCGTCATCCTGTCCGCCAGCTGGGTCGACGCAGGACGTCGGGACTGGTGAGCGGTACCGTGATCGCATGCGCGACCCCATCATGCACGCGAAGCACCGCCGCAGCGGGCGCAAGGCCGGCAGCCACCGCCGTCCGGGCCTGACCGACCACCTCGGGCGCCGGGCGCTGCTCGGCGCCGCGGGCGTGACGCTCCTGCTGCCCCTCGGCATGGTGCCACCCGACGACATCCTCGCCGGACCCGCCCCGAAGTTCGTACAGCCGATCGTCACGGCCCCGGACTCCGACCCCGCCGCGCCGGCCGGCGCGCCGACCACGCCAAGCGTCCGCACCGGAGCCGGCCCGCGTCTGCTGCTCGTCGGTGCGCCTGGTGCCCGCCCCGAACGCGCGGAGGGCCCCGAGCCTCGCCAGCAGGGCCCGCGGCAGGCCGAGTCAGCGCCCCAGCGCCCGAAACCGCCCGCGCAGCGCCCCGCACAGGCCGAGAAGCCCCGCCCCGGCGCACCTGAGCCGCAGGCGCCGTCCGTCGAGCCGGAGAAACCGCGCCCGGTCCCGCCTCGCGGCGACGGCACGGCGGGCAACTCGGGGAAGGTGCCGCCCGGTCAGGCGAAGAAGCCAGGCAAGAAGGATCGGCCGGACCCGCCGTCGTGTCGCGGGTGACGCGCCATACCGCATAACTCTTGACACTTATGCACGGGCACCCTGGGTGGGTATCACTCAGGGTGTTTTTTTGGGCGGGAGGAAAAATTGCGGGATGCGCGGCGCGCTTTCGGCCTCGTGCTGTCTAAAAAAATCGCGAGCCACAACGCTCTGACCTGCGTAAACGTAACGCGATCACTTCAACGCTCAACCATCGCAACTCTCGTGACTCTCGACCCTCTCAAGCCCACATCACGCAGCGTCACGTACGTCCGAGCCTCACGCACCACACCGCATGGTCATGCATGCGCACACGCCCCACTCACCACGCCTCGAACCCACGCACGTACTCGGGATGCAGCACGAGCACACCGAACAGGAAGGACGCACCGATCCACGCCGCGAGTAGCACGATGCCGACGACTCGCATCACCCGTTTGACTTGGCCCATCCGTCCACCCTCCCATGCCCTACCCTGATCGCATGACCCCTCGCATCCGCGCCGCTCTCGCCTCGGCCCTCGCCGCCCTGCTCTCCGTCGTCACGCTGGCCATACCGGTCCAGGCGCAGGCGTCGGGCGGGTGGGTGCGCTACGAGGCGTCGAGCCTGGCGTGGGCGTGCGACAGCGGCGCCGTCTGCCTGTACCAGTTCTCCGGCGGTACGGGGGTGCGGTGGCAGCGGCTCCACGCCACGATCTACCAGCACAGCGACGGCGCGGGCATCAGGTGCATGGACCTCAACGCCGACCACCCCGCCGACGATGGCTCGACGTTCGCGAACCGGGCGACGTCCTACTACCACCGCGGGACCACCGCCGGGACGAACGACTACATCACGTTCTTCGACGGCTGGGGCTGCACCGGCAAGGGCACGACGGTCCCGAGGCCGGGCATCTGGGGTGACTTCTCGGCGTACATGAACGACCAGACGAACAGCGTCTACGCGCCCTGACCGGGCCGCGGTGCTAGGCTGACATGGCCGCAGGCGGAGGGCTGCAATCCTCGCGCAGCGGCGGAGTGGTTGGTCTTGCTAGGGCCCTCGATGGCCACCCTGGTTGCGCCCGGGGTGGCCATCACCATGTCAGCTCTCGATCCGCTCGACCCACTGCACCACGCCCGCGGCGAACGACATGCGCCCTTCGACCTCGATAGGCATCTGCTCGCGCACCCGCATACTGATCTGCCACCACGCCGTGACTCCGCTCAGTTCGAGTAGCCCGACCTCGATGGGGTCGGCCCCGGCCACGTGCAGGCGTACGCGGGTGCCGAGGGTGCGGTGGATGCCGGAGTCGGTCAGCGGGTCGCGGTCGATCTCGGGTGCGCGGTGGTGCGGGTTGTTCAGCGGCATGGCCTGATCGTCGCACGGTCGCGTACGCTGAGCCTCGGACGGTGTCTCCGGAACGACGAGGGCCCCACCCTGGCCGGGGTGGGGCCCTTCGCTGTGCGTCGGGTTTCAGCAGCGTCCACCCGGCACACAGAGCCGCATGGACTCGGCGTCGTTGCCCCCGACGGCCGTGTTCGCGAGACGCGGGTGGCTGTTGCCCGACCCGAGGGTGTAGCCCGGCCCGGTGCAGTAGAGCCCGGAGTAGATCCGGACCGGATACGAGTGGTAGTTGACCAGCGAGTCGGTGGTGTTGCGCCATCCGTTGAGCATGTTGTGGCATCCCCCGTCGATGGACAGGGCCCACTCGCCCTTGTACCCGCAGTACCCGGGCAGGGTGTACGTGGTGACCCGCAGGACGGGCTCGGAGTGGGCGCAGTTGGCCTGCGCGTGGGCGGGCGGTGTGGCGGCGAGGGTCATCCCGGCGGCGATGAACGCGGCGGAGACGACGGCAGCGAGTCGAGTCTTCATGTGCGGCATCTTACCGCCCGAGTGTGTCAAGAGTGCCACCCCGTCGGTTGGCTCGTGTTGCGAGGATGCTCAACCAGACGTACAGCGGGTGCGGCAGCGGCGGGAGGGTGACGTGGTAGTGGTCGCCCCCTGCGAACGGCCGCGGTCCGCCGCTCCGTGCCATGATCTGCCACTCGGCCAAGCCGAGGTCCATCAGTCGTTCGGTCGGGCAGACGACCGGCAGCCCGCCGGGCCCCTCCAGCACGACAGACAGCTACTCTCCCGCGCACGTCCACCCCATCGGGCGCAGGGCGGTTCGCGTTGCTTCGCACGTCACGAGTGCCCCCAACCGTCGTCCGTGCGGGTCCACGTCCGCACCGCGCGCCACCGGTCGCCGCGGTCCGCGTGGTGCACGTCGTCGTACTGGCGTTCTTCGACCAGGACGCGGCCGATGTGGTCCGGCATCAGGGCGAGACCTTCGGCCAGTGTGTCGCTCTCGATCGGGTTGTGGGCGGTCAGCAACTGCGAGGCGACCTCGCCCGACACGTACGGCGGCTGAGCGCCGTCCCCGATCAGGAACGTGGTGCGGTAGCGGATCGTCGGGTCTCCGAGCGCGGCGGCATATCGCTCCGGGAATCGTGATTCGACGGCGTGACGCAGGGTGGGCAATGCCCCGATCTGCGCCAGGTGCGCGTCGGTCGACTCGTACTCGTACGGCAGCGTGCCGGGCTCAAGCGCAGAGGCCGACTCGGCACGACACGGTGCCACGTAGGCGTAAGTGCCGTCCGCGAGTGGCTTGATCCGGTCGACGGGCACCCCTGCGTCGATCATGCGGGCGATGCGGGCGTTCTCGTCGTCGGTCCGATTCGGGTCAGGGTCGGGCATGATGTCTCCTAGCGGGCCGGGGAGCGTTCCGGTCCATCATCTCAGGGAGGCGGCCTGATGGCTTCCGGCACTTACCGCGTCGCGCAGACGGTCCGCCCGGCAGATCCCCGCCTCGGCCGGCACGTCAACCACGACCCGCGCTCGCGCCGCTTCCCGGTCCGCACGGCCGACGTCAAGCTGCGGTCGGTCCGCCACACCCGCCACGTCCCGATCTTCGATCAGGGCAACCTCGGTTCATGCACCGGCAACGCCGCGGTCGGGTGCATGGCCACCGACCCGTTTCACACGACGCTGGACGCCCACGAGCTCGAACTGATCCCGCTCGACCAGTCGGGCGCCGTCAACGTCTACGCGCACGCCACGATGATCGACCCGTTTCCCGGGTCGTACCCGCCGGAGGACACCGGCAGCGACGGGCTGAGCGTGGCGAAGGTGCTGCACGCCAACGGCCTGATCGCCGGGTACGAGTGGGCCTTCACCCTCGACACGGCGCTGCAGGCACTGATGGAGCGCCCCTTCATCACCGGCACGTGGTGGACCGAAGACATGTTCGAGCCGGACGCCGAGGGCATCGTACACCCGACCGGTCGGGACGCAGGCGGGCATGAGTACGTGTGCGACGGCTACGACGCAGAGCGGGGTCTGGTGTGGTTCGCCAATTCGTGGGGCGAGGGGTTCGGCGAGGACGGTCGGTTCGCGATCCCCGCCGAGGAGTACGGCGATCTGCTCGACAGGCAGGGCGACGTCACGTTCTTCGTCGCGTCGGACGCTCCCGCGCCTGAGCCGGTCGACCCGGACATGTCACCGTCCGATGCCGCCGACCTCGCGCTCGCCGCCGCCGTGGGCCCGTGGGCCCGCCGGGATGCCGTCGCGTCGCGCCCGAAGCGGCGCGCGATCCGGGCGTGGCTCGACGCGAAGGGGTTGTGATGGACCCGCAGGTGCCGGCCGACCCCACGTTCCGCGATGACGTCGCGCTCGCGCTGGCCGAGGACCGCCCGGCGGTGCTTGTCTCGCTGGCTCCGGCATTCGACGGCCAGCACGCGCGCACGGAGGTGGCGCTCACCGACGGGCTGACCCGGGCCGACGCCGCCGACCTACTCGACTACGCCGCCGCGACGCTGCGGGGCGACACGGTATGAGCGAGCCTGAGGAGAAGCCTGGCCCGGTCCTGCTCGCCGTGCAGGCGGACCTCGCCGACATCGACATGGCGAAGGTGCCCGGGGCCCGCACGTACAAGGCGCTGGCGCTCTGGCTGGCCGCTGTGATCGACAAACGGGGGTCCGATGACGGACCATCAGTCACAGCGAAGCTGGCGGCTGAGCTGACCAAGGTCATGGAGAAGCTGACACGCAAGGGTGGCGATGAGAGTCCGGGGTGGGGCGAGTTCGAGGACGACGTCTCGACGCCCACCGTCGGAGGCTGACGTGGAGGCCAGGGACGCGCGCACGCTCGCCTGGATTGTCACCGTGCCCGCCCTGTTCTGCCTGACCCTGATCGTCTTCGTGGTCGCAACGGACGGCATGCCCGAGCCGGACGAGATGCGGGGGGCGGTCGTGTCATGCGTCGCCGCGGCGGCTCTATGCGCTCTCGCCGCCGCCCTGTGGGCGGACTACCGCCGCCGGTATCGCCGATGACCACCCTGACCGCGGCCGACCTGCGCTGCCCGCCCCGGTTCGCCACGCCGCGGACCCCGGATCGGCCGACGCTCGGCCCCGGGCTGGCGAAGGTCGCCGCGAAGCTCGGCAAGCCGTTCCTTCCGCACCAACACCTGATCGCCGACGTCGCGCTGGAGATCGACCCGGACACGGGGTACTTCGCGTACGACGAGGCCGTGCTCATCATCAACCGGCAGCAGGGCAAGACGGAGTTTATGTTCCCCCTGATGACCCACCGGTGCACGGCGATCAACGCGAAGCTGGCGCAGTGGGTACGCGAGGAACTCGGCCGCCCGGTCGTCGACCCCGGCCCGCAGCGGGTCCTCTACACCGCGCAGACCGCCGACAACGCGAAACAGAAGTGGCGCGACATCCACGTCGAGCGGCTCAAGGAGTCGGCGTTCGCCCCGCAGATCGACGTGCGGCTGCGGACCAACTTCGAGCAGATCAAATGGCCGAACCGGTCGACGTGGGGGCCGGGCAGCACCACGGCGAAGACCGGCGGTACCGGTGACACGATCGACCTGGCCGTGATCGACGAGGCGTGGGCGAAGGAGGACATGCGGACCGAACTGGGTCTGCGCCCTGCCATGCTGACCCGCAAGTGGCGCCAGCTCTGGATTGCGTCGATGATCCCGGGGCTGTCCCGCAAGATGCCCGGGACGTGGCCGTACCTGCACACCAAGCGGCAGAACGGCCGGCACCGGGTGCAGGCCGGGGTGCGCTCGCGGGTGGCGTACTTCGAGTGGTCGGCGGACCCGGACATGGACCCGGCGGACCCGGACACGTGGTGGTCGTGCATGCCAGCGCTCGGCCACACGGTCGACGAGGCGGCGATCCGCTCCGACTTCGAGGCGATGGACCTGATCGACTTCTGCGCCGAGTACCTCGGGTGGGAGCCGGACGCGCGCGTGGCGAAGTGGGGCGTGATCACCGAGGCGACGTGGCGCGGCCTGCGGGTGCCCAACGTGTCGGGCCGCTACCTGGACCCGATCGCGTTCGGCGTGGACGCGGCGCCGGATCAGTCGGTGGCCTCGATCGGCATGGCGGCGCTCGACGTCAACGGCGACACCTACGTCGAGTTGGTCGCCCGCGAGCCGGGCCTGTCGTGGACGGTGCCCGCCCTGGTGGACGTCGCGGAGCGCATGGGCCCGTGCTCGATCGGCATCGCGGCGCACGGCCCGGCGGCCCCGATCATCACCCCGCTACGCCGGGCGCTGGCCGAGGCGAACGTCGACACCGAACTCGTGGTGATGCAGGGCCCCGACGTGTCGAAGGCGTGTCGGCAGTTCTTCTTGGAGACGGGCGAGGTCGGGACGACCGAATCTGATCGCCCGGACCGTAGGATCAGGCACATCGACCAGCCGGAACTTAACGACTCCATCGCGGGGCTGGCGAAGTACACGTTCGGCGACGAGTGGCGGTGGCAGCGCGCGGGCGAGGGCGGCGACGCCTCGCCGACGTACGCGGTGACGCTGGCCCGTGCGGCGGGCGAGGAGGTCGAGTGGCTTGGCGGCTCGTACTCCATCGGATCGAGTCTGGGGTGACGCATGGCTGACGACGACGCGCCGCAGGTGCTCGCGCGGCCCGATCCGCTCGTGCGCCGGTTTAACGACGTCGTCACGACGGTGATGGATGCCCTCGGCGTGCTCTTGCTCGCCGCGGCGGCCGGCGCCGGGGCGTGGGAGGCATGGGGGATCCCTGTGGGGTTGCTCTGCGCCGGACTGGTCGTCACCGCGCTCTCCGGCATTGCGCAGCGTCGGCAGATCCCGGCGCGCCCGGCGAAGGTGCCGCGCGGTAAGCACCCACACGTGACTGCGCTGCCCGGCCCGGAAGACCCGGGCACTCTGCACGTTAGGGGCCACTGATGGGGCTGTTCGGTCGGCAGGCGCGGGCGTTCTGGGGCATCACCGGGGCCGAGGATCTGATCCCCGGTCGGGCAGGCGGCGGTACCCGGCAGGTCGGGAAGGTGGTCGTCACCGACGACAAGGCGATGCGGAACTCCGTCGTCTGGGCATGCATCCGCCTGCACGCCGGCCTGATGTCCACCTTCCCCGTCGACCAGTACCGCGACCTGCTCGGCATGCAGACCGAACTGCCGATGAAGCCCGCCATCCTCACCGACCCCGGCGGCACGGAGCTCGACATCGTCGACTTCCTCGCCATGACCGAGGTGGACCTGCGCCGCTCCGGCAACGCCGTGGGCCTGATCGTCGAGCGCTCCACCCTGCCCTCGAAGTACCACAAGAAGGGGATCCCGACCCGGATCGAACTGGTGCAGGCGTCGACGTGCGCGTACATCGCCCGACCCGGCGAGGCTCCGCGGTGGCGGATCGGCAAGGAGGAATACGACCCGGAGGACGTCTACCACGAGCGGGCCAACGTGGTACCCGGACTCAAGGTCGGCCTCCCGACGGTGCTGTACGCGGCGCTGTCGATCGGCGAGGCGCTGAACATGCAGCAGTATGGCCTGGATTGGTTCGGTGGCGGCGGCGTGCCCAAGGCGATGATGCGCAACACCGCGAAGCGGCTCAACGGCGAGGACACGCCTCAGGTCAAGCAGTGGTGGGCCGACACGGTGGCCAACGGCGATCTGCTCGTCACCGGCGCGGACTGGGAGTACAAAGTCATCCAAGCCGAGCAGGCGGGGCAGGAGTTCATCGACGGCCGGAAGTTGGCCGGCGCGGACATCTGCCGATTCTTCGACACGCCGGCCGACCTCGTGGACGTGCAGGCCAGCTCGGGCGGCAGCATCACGTACGCCAACATCACCGAGCGCAACCTGCAGTTCTTGATCTACCACATGGGCCCCTCAGTGAAGCGCCGCGAGCGGGCCCTGTCGCGCCTGTTGCCGACGCCGCGGTACGTGAAGATGAACACCGACGCCCTGCTGCGGATGGACCCGGCGACCCGACAGAAGGTGCTCAAGTCCCGCATCGACTCGCGCCTGCTGACCAACACCGAGGCTCGCGCCCTGGAGAACCTGCCTGCGCTGACCGACGCGCAGATCGACGAGTTCGAGAAGATCTACGGCCCGCCGAAGGGCGCGGCCAGCGACAGCGACCCCGGCGAGCTCGGCAACCTGCCCGGCCCCGGCGCGGATGAGAGGTAGGCGAGACATGTCGGCGAGCGAACGACGCGCAGCCGCCGCGCTGCGGCGGCAGGCCGCGGAGCAGCATGGGGAGCGCGGGGGTGACGCCGCGTTCCGGGCGTACCGGTCGGCCGTGCCGGGGATCGGCGCGGCCCGGCGAGTGCCGACGAAGACGCAGATCCGGGCGAAGCCCGAGAAGCGCAACGGCATCGACATGGTGCACACCTTCGGCTACTTCACGGTCTACAACCGGTCGTATCCGATGTGGGACGTGTTCGGCGAGTACGCCGAGCGGGTGCGGACCGGGTCGGGTGCTCGCTCGCTGGCGTCGGATCCCGACGTGGCGTTCCTCATCAACCACGCCGGGGTGACGATGGCCCGGACGGCGACGAACGGGACCCGGCAGCCGACGCTCGAACTGCGCGAGGAGGACACCGGCGCGTGGCATGACGCATGGGTCAACCCGAAGCGCCGCGACGTGGCCGACATGCTAATTGCCATGGACGACGGCAACATCGACCAGATGTCCTACGCCTTCATGATCCCCGAGGGTAAGGGGCTGTGGTCGGAGGATTGGACCGAGTTCGAGATCATCGAGTGGGACATCGACCGCGGCGACGTGTCGGCGGTGAACTACGGCGCGAACCCGTACACCGACATCGCCGCCCGTACGGCCGAGGTGCTCAACGACATCGACCACCTGCCGCAAGGTGCGTTGCGCGCGGCGGCCGAGCGGTTGCAGCGCCGCGGCGAGGCGCCGACCAGCGCACGGCGGGAGCGTATCGAGGTCGCCGGGCGGTCGGCGTCCGGCTCGGATCTCGCCGCCCGACTGCGGGCGCGCATCGACCGGACCGCGGACCGGTACCGCCGGTTCTTCGCGGGCGAGCAGACCGAGCGCACGGTGTCCACGATCCAGAACGTGAAACTGCCGTGGTTTGCCATCCGCAACGCGGACGGCGAGGAGTACGACGACGCCCGGGACGGCAAGGCGGCGCAGGGCGACAGCGCGACGGCAACGATTTTCATCTACGACGAGATCGGCGGGTCGTTCGGCACCAACGCCAAATCGTTCGCGATGGCGCTGGAGGAGATCACGGCCCCGAACATCACCCTTCGGATCAACTCGCCGGGCGGCAGCGTGTTCGACGCCTTGGCGATCCACTCGTCCTTGCTGCACCACCCGGCCCGCGTGACGTCGTACATCGACGGGTACGCGGCGAGCGCGGCGTCGGTGATCGCCATGGCGGGTGACGAGGTCGTGATGATGCCGGGCACACAGATGATGATTCACTGCGCGTCGGCGACGACCGACGGCGACGACATGGACCACGACCGGATGGTCACCTTCTTGCGCCGTCAGTCGGAGAACATCGCCGACCTGTACGCCCGGCGGGCCGGGGGCGACCCGGCCGAGTGGATGGACCTCATGCGCGCGGAGACGTGGGCCATCGGCAAGGAGGCCGTCGACCTCGGTCTCGCCGACCGGGTGGAGACGCGCCACGACCGCACCCCGGCGACCGGCGACCGTGATCTCGACGAGCGGATGGCCCGGACGCACGACATCACCCGCTACGGCTACCGGTACGCCGGCCGCGGCGCGGCCCCGGACCCGATGCAGCGGCGGATCGCCCGTCGGATCGAGGCGTCCTCGCTCGGCACACCGGACGCGCTGGCCATGCGCGAACGCACCGACCCGGACGTCGCCCGCGCGATCGTCGAGCGGTCCAAGAACATCACCGCTACCCCTGAGCAGCCTCGGGGCCGTAGCATTGCGCTCATCGAGGCGCAACTAGCCGCAGAGAAGTAATCAGCACGGCGCACCTTCCGTCGACAGTCAGATCGGCGGTCCCCGGCAGCCAGACCGGGCGCGCGTCCCACAAGCCACGCAGACCGGCGAGACAGTCAGATCGCGGCGGTTAGGACGAACGCACCCGGCAGTCAGACCGGCACGTGACCGTTCCTGCGCGGCAGGCTCACACCCTGCTACGTAAGGAGACAGCCGTCATGGCTGCGACGATCGACGACATCATCATCGGCCTTGAGGTTGAGGAAGAGCAGGCCATCAAGCGCGGCGACCGCTCCCGCGCGACGATCCGCTCCATCCTCGAACGCGCGAAGCGTGACGGCCGTGCCAACCTGACCGAATCCGAAGACGACGAAGTGCAGGCCGAGGAGCGCAACGACTCCGCAGCCAAGGCCGAGCTCGAAGGCGTCCGGCGCAAGCTGGAGATCGCCCGCCGGACCAAGGTCCGCGAGATGGAGGCCGACGAAGCGCTCGCGCAGCGCGGGCCGGGCGGCGCGCAGCCGCTCCCCGAGCGCGGCCAGCGCGCCGGAGGATCCCCCGCCTATGACCACGTGCACCGCATCGGCCAGGAGGAGCGCACCTACCACCGGGGCAACACCGGCAAGGGCGGCCCGTTCGTGCGCGACATCGTCATGAAGACCCTCTACGGCGACCTGGAGGCCGAGCAGCGACTCAACCGCCACATGCAGGAGGAGCGGGTCGAGCGCGGCCAGTACCTCACCCGTGCGGCGGGCACCGGCGCGTTCGCGGGCCTCGTCGTGCCGCAGTACCTCACGGAGCTGTACGCCCCGGCCCTGTCGAACATGCGGCCGTTCGCGGACATCTGCAACCGCCACGACCTCCCGGACTCCGGCATGACGGTCAACATCTCCCGCATCACCACGCCGACCAGCGTGGCGTTGCAGGCGTCGGAGAACACGAACGTCAGCAACACCGACATCGACGACACGTTGTTGACCGAGAACATCCAGACGGCGGCGGGCCAGCAGACCCTGTCCCGTCAGGCGATCGAGCGTGGCACGGGCGTCGAGGGCGTCGTGATGGACGACCTCATGCGCCGGTACGCGGCGACCCTGGACTCCACCCTGATCAACCAGGCGACGACCGGGCTCAACGCGGTAGCCGTGGCCAACGCCTACACCGACGCCTCCCCGACGGCGGCCGAGCTGTGGCCGAAGCTGCTCGGCGCGGCCGGCGCGGTCGAGACGGCACTCCAAGGTCTCGGCTCGGCGAAGGTGGCTCTCATGCACCCCCGCCGGTGGTACTGGATGCAGTCGCAGCTCACCACCTCGCGCCCGTTCATCCAGCAGCCGAACATCCCGGGCGACGCGGGCGGCGTGGCGACCGGCGCCGAGTACGGGCGCGGGTTCCGCGGGTTCCTGCCGTCGGGTCTGGCCGTGGTCACGGACGCGAACATCGCGACCAACCTCGGCACGGGCACGAATGAGGACCGGATCTACATCGTCGACACCGACGAGTGCCATCTCTGGGAAGACCCCAACGCCCCGATCTTCATCCGGGCAGAGCAGGCCGCGGCGGCGAGTTTGGGTGTCCTTATGGTCCTGTATGGTTACTTTGCCTACAGCTTCAGGCGGTTTAGTAACTCGGTGCAGGCGATCACCGACACCGGCATGGTCACCCCGACCTTCTAAAGTCTCGGCCCCGAAACTTTAAGGAGGGCGGTAGATATGCCGGCAGGGTTGCAGTTCGCTCGGGGCGACATCGCGCTCACGCTCACCACGGCAGGGGCGGGCGCTACGTCGTCCGGCCCGCTCGCCGCGTCGGGAGAGGCCGCCGTCGTACTGGTCATGGTCCACACCTCAGCGGCGACGGGCACCGGCCCGACGCTCACCGTGGTCGTGGAACAGTCGGAGAACGGCAGCACCGGATGGGCCGCGGTTCCCGGCGCGTCGTCGGCGGCCCTCGCGGGCGTCGGCAACGCTACCGTGTCCGCGATCCCGACGCAGTCGTTCGTCCGCGTCACCGCCACGGTGGCCGGGACGACCCCGGCGGTGACGGCGAAGGTGGCCGTCGTGGTGTTCGGGGACTGACGATGACCGCGGAGCTGTCTCGCGACATCGCCCTTGAGGCGGGGCGTCGCTGCGCCGGGATCAACCCGCACGAGCTGTGGGCGGCCCTCGACGTGGTCGAGACCCTGCACCCGAGGTTGATCGTGGACATCCGGTCGGAGCCCGCCGTGTGGTGGGCGTGGTGGTCGACCGGCGCGGAACTCGTCGCGCTGGCCGACCGCGACCCGGCTCCGGAGGACGGGTTCACCGGCGACCGGTGGCCGACGTCCGTCTCGGTGGTCGTGGGCGATCCGCGCCAGCCCGTGCCGTACGGGCGGGTCGGCGACCTGATCGGCGGGCGGGCGGTGGACGTGCTGGTGCTCGGCGGCCGGGATACCGAGCACGGGATCCGGGCGGACTACCAGCGGTTCGCGCCGATGGTCCGCCCCGGCGGGCTCGTACTCGTGCGCGGCATCGCCAACTTCCGGTACCCGGGGGTCCGGCGCTTCTGGGCGGGCCTGCGTCCCTGCGGTGGAAAGGAACTCGTCGGGTCGGTGGACCCGGACGGATACGGACTCGTGCACGTTCACGGAAGGGAAGCGGCCACTCATGGCTGAGCAGAAGGACAGCAAGTCGACCGCGGCGCCGAAGGAAGAGACGGCGCCGCCGCCCACGGCCAGCGACATCGAGGGCGCGCAGCCCGAGCCGCAGCCGAACAACGTCGTCACCGACAACTCCGGGCACGTGCCGGTGCAGCCGCACGGCACGAGCGACCCGACGATCGACGACAACACCAACCCGAAGGTGCCGTTCGACGGCAGCGACCCCCGCAACATCCCGCCGCACGACTCGAACGAACAGCTCACCATCGCGGCAGAGAAGCGGATCGGAGCGGAGATGAGCGACCTCACGAACGCGGCCGAGAAGCGGCGCGCAGCCGTGGAGGCGGCCTACGACAACTCGCAGGACGTCCGCGACGTCATCGGCGACGAGCCGGCGGCCCCGACCGGCGGGTCGGCCCGGGTGGACGTCGAGTCGCTGCGCAGCGGTGCGCGCACGCAGCCGCCGCAGGGTCGGACCGGGAAGCCGAAGGCTTGACGTGACCGATCTGCGGGTCCTGCGGACCTCCAAGGCGACCTTGCAGCGGACGTTCTATCTCGACGAGGTGGGAACGCCCGCTACGGGGTCCGTCACGGTGTCCGTCGCCCGCCTGGACGGGACGGTGGTCGACGTCGCGTCGGCCACCGGTCCGGACATCAACAACGCATACTCCTACCTGTTCCCCGGCTCCGACGTCCTCGACGAGCTGACGGTGACGTGGTCGGGCACGTTCGGCGGCGACGCCATCGTCTTCGACCAGGACCGGATCGAGGTCGTCGGCAGCTTCTACTTCGGTCTCGCCGAGGGACGGGCGTCCGACGCGGCGCTACAGAACACCACGCGCTACCCGACCGCGAAACTGATCGAGGCGCGCACCAACACCGAGGACGAGTGCGAGCAGATCACCGGGCAGGCGTGGGTGCCCCGGTTCTGCCGCGAGACCCTGTCCGGCAACTCCCTCGGGCCCCTGGTGACCACCCACACGATGATCCGCGCCGTCCGGGCGATGACCGTCAACGGCGTGGCGTACGCCCCATCCGCAGTCGCCGCGCTGACGTTCTCCGACACGGGCCTGATCTACCCGCCCGGCTCGTGGGGGTCGGTGCACCCCGGCGCCCGCAACGTCGTCGTCGAGTACGAGCACGGCCACGACCGCCCGGTGCCCGACATCAAGCGCGGTGCCCTGCTGCGCTTCAAGAGCCTCGCGATGGCCAACCAGTCGGCGCTCTCGGACCGCGCCGCCCGGGTCGTCACGGTGGACGCGGCCGGCGGCAGCACGGTCTACGCCTCAGCCACCGAGGACCGGACCGGCATCCCCGAGACGGACGCCGCGTACGCCCGCCACCTGTCGCCGCGCCCCGGGTTCGGGTGATCGCGTGAAGATCCTCGCGTGGCCCATCAAGCGGCTGGCCCTGGCTCGCCTGCGTTCCATCGCGGACGGCGACATCGTCGCGCCGATCGGGACCGAGCTGCTCGTATCCACCGCGTCGCGGCCGGTGGAGATCGCCCACTTCGAGCCGGCCGAGATGCCGGAGCGGATCTGCGTGTACGGCATGCCGATCCGCTCGGCCGTGCGCGAGGTGACCGCCGAGTCCCCGACCGTGCTCACGCAGACCCCGACGCTCGAACTGCGCGTGCGGATGTTCCAGCCCGGCGAGGACCGCGAGGGCGTCGATCAGGCGCTCGGCGACCTGTGCTCGGCCGTGGCGTCGGCGCTCGTCGACGCGCCGCTGTGGCCCACCGGTCGGCTGTGGCTGTCGTCGTATGCGCAGGACGCGCAGGATCTCGCCCCGAACCCGGAGCCGTCGGTGACCGCCACGGCGGCGCTCGTGTTCACGGCCGAGGAGGTCGGCTATGCCGGATGACATCCGCGTCGTGCACGACGAGAGCGCCTACCGCGCCCTGATGACCTCCGACGACCTGCGCGACTTCCTGATGGAAGAGGCCGCGCCGGTGGTCGAGCGGGCGAAGTCCCCGGGCTACGCGCCGCGGCGCACCGGCGCCGGTGCCGAGTCGATCCGGGCCGAACCGGTGGTCGACATCGACGAGTGGACGGTGCGGGTCTCGTGGACCCGTGACCGCTTTTACATGTACTTCCACAACGAAGGAACCGACCGGCTGCGGGCGACCAACTTCCTCGAACGTGCCCTAGAAGGAGTAGCGGAGTGACGTATCCAGGGATCGAGAACGACAAGGCGGCGCTGGCGGCTGACCCCGACCTCGCCGCGGTGGAGGCGCGTCGCGCCGAGCGGGAGGCCGAGTACGGCAAGTACGTGGCCCTCGACTACATCCCGTGGGGTGCGGTGGTCGCGTTCACCCCGGGCGACGCTGTGCCGATCTCCACGGTCGAGCGACTCAAGTGGGACGAGATGGGCCTGGTCACCACCCGCACGTCGGCGGCGGGCCGGGAGGTGCTGGAGCGCACCGACTCGGCGACGACCGCGGAGCGCGAGGCGTGGGCCGAGAAGGACAAGGCCGCTGCGTCGCGCAAGGCCGAGCGCGAGTCCGAGCAGGAGAAGCCGCAGGCGGTGGCCGCGCCCGAGGAGACCGACGGCGACAAGCCGGCGACCAGCACGATCAAGAGGGGTAAGTAGCCATGCCGCTGTCGCAGACCACTCCCAATATCATCAAGGAGCCGGGGTTCCTGTTCCTGGCCCCGCTGGCGACCGCCGAGCCTACTCACGTGGCGGCCGGGTCCACCTACGACGCGGACACGTGGCCGGCGGCGTGGATCCCGACCGGGCCCACGCAGGAGGGCTCGACGTTCGCCTCGACGCAGAACATCGAGCCCATCCGGGCGGCCGAGCTGTTCGACGCCGTGGCCTACTCGGTGACCGAGATGACCACGACGCTGGCGTTCGTGATGATGAACTACACCCTTCACAACCTGCGCCGGGCGATGAATGCGCCGACGTCGGCCATCTCCACGGTGTCCGGCACCGGCGCGACGCTGTCGTCGAAGCTGGAGCCGCCGGAGCCCGAGGCGATCATCCGGTGCATGGTCGGGTGGGAGTCGCTGGATCACACGCTGCGGCTGGTCGGTCGGCAGTGCATCAACGGCGGCGAGATGCAGTCCTCGTTCGGCCGCGGCACGGCGGCGGGCATCGCGACGACGTGGTCGTTCGAGCGCCCGGCCGCGGGCAAGGCGTTCGCCGTCTACGGTGCCGGCACGGGGCGGCTCGGTTCGTGATGGGCCGCAGCATCGGCTCACTCGGTCGCAAGCGCGAGCCGCTCGACCTGGAGTTCGACTACTTCGGGTCGAAGATCCGCGTCAACCCGCACGCCACCGACGCGGTCGAGATCGAGTTTCTGGAGGCGGGCCGCGACGTCGACGTCGAGGGACTGGCCGACCTCGACCTGTCGGACCTGGAGGCGCTCAAACCGGAGGACCAGGCACGACTGCTCACGGCGGCGAGCCGGTCGGTCACCGCAGGCTTCAAGGCGACCATGACCGCGCTGCACGACCTCATCCACCCGGACGACTTCGCCACGTACTGGCGGCTGGCCAAGGAGAACGGTCAGCAGGTGTCGGATCTGTGGGCGGACATCCGCGCCCTGACCGGCGCCGTGGTGGAGGCGACGACGGATTTTCCTATTGGGCGGCGGTCCGGCTCGCCCGATGGGTCACCGAGAACTCCGGACTCGTCCGCGGTCGGCTCGCCCTCGCCGGATCTGCTGTCGGGCTCGGATCTCCATCAGGCGTTGGCCCTGGAGCGAGGACGGCCGGACATTCAGGAGTTCTACGTGATGCAGCACGAGGAGCGCATCCGGGTCCAGCGGGAGGCGATCGAGGCCGAACGCCGGGACCGGGAGAAGCTGCACGAGGCGGGGATCATCTGACCCTGGCCGAGATCCTCGCGGTCGCATACACCCTGCGGCTGGAGGATCTGGCCCGGGAGGTGCAGGCGCTGCAGATCGCGGCCGGCGTCGCGGCGGCGATGGGCGGGGAAGTTCCGGTGCCGCTGTGGGAGCAGGAGGTCGCCGCGTTCAACGCGGACCTGGCCTCGCCACCGGCAAGCGAGCAACCGAAGTCCATGACGGTGCGCGACATCAAGCTCCGGGCGCTGCGGTGAGGAGGTAGGCGTGGCACGAGGCAGGAAGCTCTCCGATGCGTACGTCGAGATCCGCGCCGACGACTCGAAGCTGCGGCCCGACGTCCGGATCAAGGCGACCCGGGTCGGGCGGGAGTTCGGCGGCGCCCTGAACAAACAGCTGCGGTCGCTGCGGCTCGACCCGATCGACATGAAGGTAAGCCCCGTGCAGGCGCTCGCCGCCATCGAGGAGACCCGTCGGCGGCTCGGGTCGCTGGCGGCCGACGCCGACACGGTGGAGTTGCGCGTCAAGGCCGACGACGCCATCCGGCAGGTGGACCGGTTCGAGAAGAAACTGCGGGGATCCGGGGAGGCTGCCGGGCCCGCGGCGGCGACCGGATTCGCGGCGTCGATGGGTGCCCGGCTCGGCCCCCTGATGGCCCGGCTGCCGGTGTCCGCGCCCCTGCTCGGGGTGGTGGCCGCCGCCGGGCTCAGCGCTGCGCCGTTGCTGTCCGCCGCGCTGTCGGCCGGGGTGGTCGGCGGCGTCGGCGTCGGCGGTGTCGTGGGCGGGTTCGCCCTGGCCCGCAAGGACGAGCGGGTCGCCGAGGCGATCGAGGGGATGGGGAACCGGATCGAGGGCCGGCTTCTGCGTGCCGGCGGCGTGTTCGTGCAGCCGACCCTGCAAGGCGTCACCGAGATCGAGCGGGCCATCGACCGGGTGGACGTGGAGCGGATCCTGCGGGACTCCTCGCGCTACGTCCCGGTGCTGACCCGCGGCGTGACCTCGGCGATCGACGACATGGGCGACGCCGTCGAGAAGCTGGTCGCGAACGCCGGGCCGGGGGTGCAGGCGATCAGTTCCGGGATCGCGCGGGTGGGCGAGTCGCTGTCGACCGGGCTGGAGGGGATGGCCGACAACGGCGAGTCGTCGGCCCGCGCCTTGACGCAGCTGTTCGGCGTCATCGACATGGGCGTCGACACCACGTTCCGCCTGGTCAACATGTTCGCGGAGCTGTACGAGATCGGCGAGCGGATCAATGGCGACATGGTGCTCGACTCGATCCTCAAGCTGCACGACTGGGCGTCGGCGTCCGACGACGCGGGCGAGTCGGCACGGCGCACGGGTAGCGCCAACCTGGCCATGGGCGAGAGCATCCGCAAGGCCGGCGACGACGCCGAGACGATGAAGGTCCGGCAGGAGGCGCTGACGAAGCAGCAGAAGGCGCTGACCACCGCGCAGCAGAACTACAGCAGCGTGCTCGACTCGTTCAACCCGCGCGCGTCGTACACGACTCAGCTTATCGACGGGCTGCGCAAGGCTCAGGCGAGCATGACGGGCGGCGCGGTCACGGCGACCGAGGCGACCGAGGCGTACGAGGCGGCGCTGGACTCGCTGTCGGCGTCGGTGAAGACCAACGGCCGCAGCCTGAGCATCAACACCCAAGCCGGCCGGGCGAACCGCGACGGCCTCGAAGCGCTCCTGCAGTCGTCGAACGAGATGTACTACGCCAACATCGCGCAGGGCCAGTCCACCGACTCGGCCCGCAAGAAGCACGAGGCGCGCACCAAGGCGATCGAGCGGGAGGCCGACCGGCTCGGCCTGAACGACCGCAAGACCCGGGACCTGATCAAGACGTACGGGCGGATCCCCGGCCGCAAGGAGACGGACCTGATCGCGTCCGGCGTCAACCAGATCATCATCGAGTTGAAGCGGGTCTACCTCGCACAGCGGGCGCTCGCCGAGGGCAAGACGATCAACCAGGTGCGCTACGAGGGTTCAGCGGCGATGCGGTCGCTGCTCGCCGACGGCGGCCGGGTGCCGGGGCACTCGCCGCATTCGAAGGCCGACAACATCACCGCCTCCGTGGACGGCGTCCCGCGGGTGCGGTTGACCGCGAACGAATGGGTACATCCCGTCGCCTCGGTGGACTACTACGGCGCTGCGGCGATGGAAGCCATTCAGCACCGGCGCGTCCCCCGGGAAGCGCTGGCCCCCTACGCCTACGGCGGCCGGGTCATCGCGCCCGTGGAGACGTCGCGGTACATGCGGTTCCCGGTCAACGTGCGCAACGCCTACGTCATGCAGCAGGAGGAAGCTCTGCGCCGGGTCGCGCCGGTGTTCGGCAACTGGCCGAGCTCGCCGGCTGCGCAGCGCGGCGACTCCGGTATCTGGCGCCAGGTGGTGCGGCTCATCAAGTCGGGCCCCCGTCAGGGATCGTTCGGCAACGGGTACAGGCCGGGCGACCCGAAGTGGCACGGCAGTGGCCGGGCGGTCGACTGGATGGGCTTCAACATGGACGCCCTCGCGTCCTACCTGGCCAGCAAGCGCCCGCTCGAACTGATCCACCGCACGCGGCGCCGCGACTACGCCTACACCCGAGGCCGCAACATGGGGTCGTTCAATCAGTCCCTGATGAACGCGCACCGCAACCACATCCACATCGCCATGGCCGAGGGCGGTCAGGTGGTCCCGATCCGCAAGGTCGGCACGGCGGACACCGGTCGGACGACGCTGCAGCAGGGATGGAACCTGATCGCGAACAACACCGGCAAGCCGGAGCCGATGTCGACGCGAGCCGACGAGCAGCTGGAGGTGATGCAGCAGATGCTCGACGTGCTGTCGCGGCTGGCCCCGCGCATCGGTGACGTCGTCGGCCGGCATGTCAACCGAGCGGGCACCCGCGCGGATAGCATGATCGGGGCGCAAGCCGATCTCTGGTCGAGGGGAGCCTGATGCCGCACACGTGGCAGTTCGTCGACTCGATCGCGTCGTCGCCGACGGTGCGCCTGGACATCAACTCGCTGACCAACGGGATCGTCCTGACCGAGCAGCCGGAGATGTCCCCGCCGCAGCGGCGGCGGGCGTGGGCGTCGTCGATGATGAGCGACGGGGCGACGCTGCCGGCGTCGGCGTTCGAGAACCGGGTGCTGCGGATCCCGCTGTTCGTGACCCGGGCGACCGCGGACCTCCAGGCGACACTCTTGCAGTCCCTGGCCCGGGAACTGTCGCGGGAGTCGGTCGAGCCCGGCGGGCCAGGCAACATCATCCGCGTGCAGATGGGCACCACCAACCCGATGTTCTTCCGCACCTTCCCGGCCCCGGACGCCGTGTACGACATGTCGATGCGGCTGCCGATGCAGGGCAAGGTGACGTTGGAGATCCCGTGCGAGCCGTTCGGCTACGGCCTGCGCGAGACCCTCTCGGCGGCCACGGTGACGAACAACCCGGCCGCGGGCACCAACGGGATGTATTTCGACATCACCACCGTGAAGGGCGACGTCGAGACCCCCCTGACGATCCGCTTCACCAACGGCACGCACGGGCTCGGCGCGACCGGCCGGCTGCGGTCCGCCCTGTCGGTGCGCCGCCGCGGCACGGTGGCCAACACCCCGCTCGTGCTGCAGGCCGAGTCGATGACGATGGGCACCGAGACCGTCGTGCAGGCCAACAACGCGGCGTTCTCCGGCTCCGGGTCCAACTTCGTGAAGACCACCCCGACCACCACGACGATGCTCACCCGCCTGTCGACGACGACCCGGTTCCCGTCCACCGCCAGCGTCGACGCACGCGGGTCGTACCGGGTGTTCGCCCGCATCCGGCAGAACACCACCGCCGACGTGTGGGACCTGCGCTTGCTGTACGGGTCGACGAACATCCAGATCGTCGGCGACGCGGTGCGGATCGTGGCTCCGGGCACGGCGGGGAACATCATGTACGTCGACCTCGGCCGGGTGCAGATCCCGATCAACTACGACCCGGTGGTCGACGGGCTGACCGGCACGGAACTCGCCACCGAAGGCGTGTTCCTGTCGCTGCAGGCACAGCGGCACTCCGGGTCCGGGACGCTCGACACGGACCTTCTGCTGTTCCTGCCGTCGGACGATCGGACCGAGTACATCAAATGGCCGACGACGCAGACGTTCTCGTCGGACACGTTCGTGGCGCAGGGCGGGCCGAGTCCGTCGGTGTACTGCCTGAACACCAACGGGCAGTTGACGTCCACCGAGGCCATCGAGATTGCCGGGTCGGGACTGATGATCACGCCGGGCCGGACCAACCGGGTGTTCTTCGTCCGCGACGTCGGCACCGGCACGGCGTCGCTCGGCACCGGTGACTCGATCACCGCGACCAACGTGCTCACCGCGTCGTACTTCCCGCGCTACCTATTCCCGCTGCGGCCGGCGACGACGTGAGCGTCTCGGTCCCGCTGTCGGTCGCGCTGTCCACCGCGCGGGGGTTCCGGCACATCACGAACGAGATCAGCGACTTCACGTTCGGCAGCACCTCGCCCGGCGGGTACGCCGACTGCACGGTGTCGCTGTACCGGCCGATCCGCCTCATGCCCGGCGAGGTGGGGCAGTTCGGCCGGCTGTACGTCTACGACGGGCAGACCGGCGAGACCGTCTACGAGGGCCGGCTGCAGGACCCTGGCCGCTCGGCCGGCGACGACGGCGAGTCGTTCCAGCTCGCCGCGATCGGCGGTCAGGCGCATCTACAGGACGACACCCGCCAGCTCTACTACGTCGACGCGGACCCGTCGAACTGGGATCAGATCGACGTGGTCACCCCCGCCGCGCAGGTCGACCAGCTCCAGGACACCGGCGCCGTGGCCGGCTCGGACACTCCCGCCTTGGTGCTGCGCATCCCGCAGGGCACGAGCGTGGACGGGGCGAACTCGCCGCGGTCGGTGGCGTCGCACCGGGGGATCGCGTCCTCGGGCATGAAGCTGTCGCGAGTGTCGTTCACGTGGAAGGCCGGGCAGAACGCGACGTCGCTCGTGGCGTCGCTGTACGCGGCCACCTCCGGCGTGGGTGCGGCCGACGTCCCGTGGACGGCGACCTTCTCCACCACCGGCGGGTCGATCGCGAAGACGTACGCCGACTGGACGCTCGGCAGGAACAGGCCGATCCTGCGGTTCCACTACAACGGCGCGGCCGGGGTGGTCAACGCGGACACCTGGTGGGTGCAGATCACCAACCTGGTCGTGCGGACCGTGCTGTACCAGTCGAACGGGACGGAGTGGCTGGCCGGCGGGGCGTACGCCGCCGACACCATCAACGCCTCGAACGTGGTCGGGGATCTGCTCGGCCGGGTCCTGCAGCAGACGATCGACGGTGCGAACGCGACGATCCACGCCACGTCGTTCGCGATCGACCACCTCGTGTACCCGGACGGCGCGACCCCGGCGAAGATCCTGGACGACATGATGCTGCTTGAGCAGGGGTACACCTACCACCTGTGGGAGTCGAACCCTGCCAATGGCAAGTTCCGGTTCGAGTGGGTGGCATGGCCGGTCGTGCCGCGGTACGAGGCCGACGTCCTCGACGGGTTCGCCGCCCCGGCGTCCGGCAACACCGTGTTCAACCGGGTGGCCGTCCGCTACCACAACCGAGGCACGATCCGAGTGCCGGTGCGCACGCAGACGGTCCAGGCGCTGACCGATGCCGGATTTGATCGCACGGCCTTCATCGATCTCGGCGACGAGGCCAGCACGCAGGTCAACGCCGAGCGGGTCGGCGACCAGTTCCTCGCCGAGCACAAGGTCCCGGTGAACGCGGGCCGGCTGACGATCCGCCGCCCGATCGTGGACTTCCGCTCGGGGCGCATGGTGAACCCGTGGGAGATCCGGCCCGGCGAGTTGATCCGGGTCAAGGGGGTCGAGTCGTACCCCGACTCCCTGAACTCCGACGGCCGCGACGGAATCACGGTGTTCAAGATTGCCGCGACGTCGTACTCGTCGGCGGACAACGCTGCGACACTGGAGCTGGACTCGTACACGCCGAGCGTGGCGCGGATGCTGGCGAAGGTGAAGCGCCGCGGGTTCGTGAGGCGCCGGTGAGCGCCAGCGGAGGGCCGCCACCACGAATCCGTGATCGGTCTACTCGAAACGTACTAGCAACGAAAGCACAAGTGCCCATCAAGTAGGTTGACCTGCGGAAACGCCGCGATTTGGGGCTTTACTGCAAGTGGCCATCAAGCAAAAGGAGGCGGCTATGCCGTACGGGTCGCTGTTCGGGTACTGCGGGTACTCGGTGCCCGAGTCGAAGGTGGGCCGTCCGAAGCGAGATCGGGCCAAGGTGAAAGCCGGGCGTAAGTCGGCGCGGCGCTCGCGCTGACGGATTCGACACCGTAGCCACAGGAGGACGCTCATGCCGGTTGACCTCGGCACCCCGACGACGCTGTACTTCGTGGCCCTGGCCGGGCAGGCGCCCGACTCCCTGCTGGCGTACCACGGCATGAACATTGGCCTCACCGAAGCGCAGATGACCTCCATCCCGGCGGGCCCCGACGTGGTGCGCGCGTGGGGCATCGACTTCCCGGGGTACCGCCGGCCGCGCGAGGGCGGCGGGCTGGAGTGGGTGATCGCCCCGCTTGCCGGGCCGAACGAAGACGTCATCAACGCGCTACCCGGCCCCGGCGGGTGGAAAGACGCGGCCCGGCGGCAGGTGTGGGCGGCGGCCGACGAGCGGTTCCGCAAGGACGGCGTGCCGATCCAGGCCATCCGCAACCGGTTCCCCGCGCTGTGGGCGGCGGCGGCGGCCGAGGTCCGCGCGCAGGACGCGGCGAAAGCGTAGAGACGTGGGATGATGACCAGCATGAACATCAACGGAGGTGCCGGTGCGAGTCCCGCGTAGGCGCCGGTTCCCCGTCGGCACCGAAGTCGTGGTGCGGCTGATCGACGACCAGCGGTGGGTGACCCTGGAGCCGATCACCTACGGCGAGTGGACCGTGCCCGCTGGCACGGTTACCGACCTCGCCTCGGTCCCGCGCGTCGCCGTGTGGCTGATCGCCCGGTTCGGCCGGTGGGTGCCCGGCGCCATCTGGCACGACGACGCGCTTGAAAAGCTCGTGAAGCACGGCCGGATGTCGTCGGTCGAGTGCGACGAGCTGTTCCGTCAGGCGCTGGAGGAGCTCGACACGCCGCCGGTCCGGGCGTGGTTGATGTGGCTCGGCGTCCGGTGGGGGGCCGCATTCTCGTCGTACCGCCGCGCGGGGTGGTGGTCGACGGCGCCACGGGTGTTCGCGCTGACGGTGTACGCCCTGCCGCACGCGGTGTTCATGGCGTTGTTGTTGATCCCGCTCGCGTACCACAGCTTGTCCGAGGCGATCGTAACCCGCGGTCGCAGGCGAGGAACGCTTTCCACCTGATCGAAAGGACCCACACCATGTCCATCGGAGACGGAGCCAAGAAGCTCTATCGCGACAGCAAGCTCGGATTCGCAGTCAGTACGGTCGTCACCACGGCAGCCCTCAGCGTTGTCGAGTGGCTCGGCACGATCGATTTCAGCACCCTCCCGACGTTCGCCTCGACGGCCGCGGCCGTGCTGGTCGGACAGCTTTCCGGCGTCATCACCGCGTGGGCGGCGAAGCGCGGGACCGGCGACCGGGTCATCACTGGCGCGCGGTAGCGCACAGACGGCAGCCCCGCATCTCCTCCGGCCAGAGGTGCGGGGCTGCTCCGTGCCTGGTTAGTCGTCCTCGGATTCCGGGTTCAGATCCTCGGTGGGCGGGCGGGTCTCGGCGTTGTCGCCGTTGACGATCCGGCCGTCCGGCGTGCAGCCGTCGTAGACGATGAACTCGTAGTCGTCCTCTTCGCCGCTGTTCCGGCCGGGCGTCCAGTAGATCAGGATGGTTCCGTCGCAGAACTTCATCAGGGACCCGTCGGTGCCCTCGACCTCGACGGATCCGGTGCTGCGGGGGTCGATGCTGCGTTTGGCGCAGCCGGTGAGTCCGGCGAGGAGTAGGGCCACGGCGATACCAGCGGCGATGCTGCGGCGGTAGATGCGGGTCATGGGGTGGGGTTCCTTTCGGGAGCGGGATGCTTTCAGGATGTGCGGGTCGGTCAAGGGGTCGTTTTTGAACCGGTATCGCTCGCCGCGTCTTTCCGCTCAGCACGGCGTAGCTTCATCCGGGCCAGGCGGGTAGCGTCGTTCGGCCGCACGTAGGTGACCGGTACGCCCGGCTGGATGTGCGGCTCGACATACCACCGGTGGTGGCCGCGCTCGGGGTGGCCACACACAGCGCAGCCGTCCGGGCTGGCGATGCGGGTCCGGCCAAGCTCGTAGAGCACCAGTTCAGCCACGGTCCACCTCCGACGAGAGGCTTGGCGCGCTATCCGTACCGAACAGGAAGGCGCCGCGCACGTACGCCTTGACCTTCGGGATGGCGTACGCAACACCTAGGGCTTGATCGGCCGCCTGCGGGGTCCCGGCCGCGGCGAGAAGCGACGACGCGGCGCGCATGCCCTCCTCGACCGCTTCGAGCGCCTTCCGGGCGAGGGGGGTCACGTAGTCACCCTTGAGGCACTCGGCGCGGCCGGCGTCGGTGAGCCTGGCCCGAACCGTGTTCTGGACGATGCCGTGCATCACCGAGATCAGGCCGCGCTCCTCGAGAGCGCGCAGCGGCACCGCCAGGTTGGACGGGAAGGTCCACAGCGACTCGCCGGTCCGAGCACGGGCAGCGAGCACCTCCATCACGAGGTACTGAGTCGGGGGCAGGTCAGCCACGGCCCGCACCGCCCTCAGTCACGTCGGGCGCGGTAACGGCGGCGGCCGGCTCGGGCACGCCGTAGCACCACGCCTCCTCGTCGAAGTCGCGCTCGTCGTTGGCGACATTCACGAACTCGTGCGCCAGGTGGGCGGGCCGGTAGCCACACGCGGGCGCAGAATTCGGACGGATAGCCCTCAGGAAGTGCTCGCACTCGCGGTCAAACTGGGCCCACGTCTCGTTCCCGCCGGGCGCTCGCTCACCGTGCATCCGCAGGTGGAGTGCGTAGTTCAGCAGCCGCGTCGCCTCGACGATGACCTCGCTGTCGATCGCCTGCGCGGTCCTCCACGGTCCCGCCATCTCGGCGGCTACCGCTTCCAGCCCGGCCCGGTCGGCGACTCGCTCCGGGTCGTCGGTACGCGGGTCGGACTGAATGGAGTTCATCCAGGCGTCGCGGAAGGTGTTCAGCAGATCGTCCGTAATCACGGACGAGGGATCAGAGATAGGCACGGGTCAATCTCCTTCCGTGGTGGTGGCGCGCGAGGCGAGGCGCTCGTCGCGCTTGCGCAGGTACTCGGAGAACGTCTCCGGGTCCCATACGGCACGCACCGCGCCGCCGTGCACGGCGTGGTCGATCGGTCCGGGCGCGTGCCCGCGGGAGACTCGGGCACGCCAGTCGGACGGCTGGATGCCGAGTTGCTCGGCGATGTCGGACGCGAACAGACGTCCCTTGTCGTCAGGCATCGGGGAACCGTCTCGGGGGCCGCTCGGCGTGGGCGAGGGGCTGCGGGTTGGCGTTCGCGCACTCAGGGTCAGTGCACTGCACCCGCTCGTCCGGGTAGAGGTCGTCGTACTTGCCCGCCTTGATGTCGGCACGCAGCAGACGCCACTCCCTTTCGTCGAGGTGGCAGTCGATGCCGAGTCGGGTCCCTCGGATGTCGACGCCGGCGTGGTCGAAGGTCGAGCGGTACCGGTCGTGGCACTCGACGATGGTCGGCCGGGTCATGCCGTCGCTCCGTCCTGCGCCTCGACCTCGGCGGTGGCGTCGGTGAGCTGGCCCATGCCGCAGAGCAAGGTATGCCACCGAGGGCGAGCCCCTCGGTCGTTGTGGATCGCCTGCCAACCTCCGGTTACGTGGTGGCCTTCGGAGCGGCACCAAATCTGGCCGTCCTGGGTGCGTACCGCCCGCACCTCGGGGCCCGGCTCGGGCGGGAGGTCCCACGTGAGGGGCGTCTCGCGGGTGAGTGACCCCCAGACGCTCTTTACGTACCCGCGAGAATAGGCAGCCCCGGGGTGGGGGTCGCCGTCGTCCGCGACGTTACGCAGGAGCCCATCGGGCAGTTCCTCCCACGGGTCGCCGTCGCGGTCGCGCCAGATGGGGCCGGTGATGCCGGGCAGGATGGGTCTCTTCTCGGTCATGGTCGTCTCTCTTTCAGCCGAGGATGCTCGGCATGGGACGGTGCGGGATGTGCTGCTCGGCGTCGCAGGTGATGCGCCCGGCCGGATCGGCGAACATCGAGCCGCCGCACCATCCGACGAACTCGATCGGCTCGGGACAGTGCTGGCAGCGCAGCGGGTACGGCGGAAGCGCGTCGGGCGTCAGCGCCGGCCCGGCGTAGAAGTCCCACGTCCGGCGGGCGACTTGGGCGACGGCGAAGCCGACGCGGTGCAGGAAGGTCATGACGTCGCCACCGGGCGGGGGCCGAAATACTTCTCCACGCGCTCGGCCAGATCCTCCCGGTCGTTGCCGGGGTGGAACAGGTCGTCGGCCTCATTGCCGTCCTCGGTGGCCGTCCAGTGCGGATCGGGCAGGCCGAGAAGCCGCGCCGCCGCCCGACCGACCGACATCTCACGCAGGCGCAGAAGATGATCGGGGGCGTGCTCGACAATGATCGAGCCGGGAGCGAAAGAGAGACCGGACAGCAGCGTGGCCCACCCGGCGAAGCAGGCGACGGTGCCGCACTCGGTCCTGCGGAACCAATCGCCCTGGTCGTGCATCTCGGGGTGGGCGAGGATGTGGTCGAGCACCTGATAGGCGAGTTCGGCGTTTCGGGTCATGAGCGGGTCCTTTCCACTGCGCAGATGTAGGCGGCGCACGCTGCGCACCATGCGAGCGTGCGGAGGTCGGAGATGACGCGGTCGAGGGTTTCGGCCGCGGCGAGCAGGCGGGCGATCACCTGCTCACTCGTCCTCAGGCGCGCAGTCGAGGCAGTCGACGGCGGCCACGTGTGGGTGTCCGGGGCAGGTCAGAAGGATCTCGACGTGTGCGCCTTGGTGGGCGGCGCGCATGCGGCGGGCCAGGTGCTCGCCGAACGGGTCCGTGCTGTGGTCTGCCACGGTCCCGACGCGAATGCCGTCGATGAAGGCGCCGAGCGGAGCCCCTGCCATCCCGGCTGCGTCCTGGTGGTCGATGACGTTCGTCATGCCCGTAGACTACAGCGCGCGCTGTAGTGATCGCAAGAGGAAGGCCCCCACCGAAGTGAGGGCCCACCGTTCGGAGAGTGGGTCAGCCGCGCCGCAGGCCGACCAGCGGCCAGCGCCACACGCCGCACGAGACGCACGCCCTCGCGCCCGCCGAGTCGCCGCGCACCCATCGGTGCCGGTGCGACGCCAGGAGCCGGCGTCGGAGCCACCCCCAGTTCATCGCGCCTGCCTCGGCATCCGGCCCACCAGGCGACCGCCGGTCTCCCTCTGGTGCTCACGGCCGGCGTAGCGCATCACGACCACCGCGTCGTCGTACGCCTCGGCCCACAGCTCGTCGTACTCCGGCAACCACTTGTCGCCGAACGCCTCGTGCAGCAGGCCCGCGAGCACGTCGAACACCTCCGCGTACTCCGCAGCCGAGGGCGGGCGCTCCGAGCCGTCCGGACGACGAAACGACGAGTGCGACCGCCCGGCGCGCAGCAACTCCTGCTCGCGGACCTGCATGCCCTGCGACGTCGGGTTGTCCGGGTCGTACTCCTCGATCATGGCGACGAGCGCGTGCAGCAGCATGTCCCGCTGCGGGTTCCCCCGGCTGTTCGGCGCGGGGCCGGTGGTGAGGTCGTGGGGGAACAGCGGCGCGAGCTGCTCGCCGAGCGGCTTCGGCCCGCCCCCCGGGCCGCCGGTCTGATCCCGGGCGACGAGCCGGGCGTAGAAGCCGGCGACGATGCCGTCCATCGCCGCCGCGTCTTCGACGGGGAACAGCGCGAGGGACTGGCGCAGCTTGTCGTTGGCGGTCAACGTCTTCCCCGTTCCGAGGCAGTGAGGGCAGTCCGGGCGGCGGTCGAAGCGCTCCGTCTCCGGGGCGGCGGCGTGCTGCGGCGGCGGCCGGTCGCCGGGCGCCGCCTGACTCTCCTCGGGCCAGTCGTCGACGGGAGGTTGGGGCTGGGGTTCGGTCATGGGTCGATCCTCTCGGGGAAGCCATCCGCGCTGCATCTCGTCTTGACTGATGTCGAGCGCCGTGGGCCATGCGGTGTTCGGGTTGGGCCCGCCGAGCGCGGCGGACCGGTCGGCGGGCGTCGGGTCGGGGCGCCGGCCCCACTGCCAGATGGACGAGGCCATGCGGGTCCTCTCTACAGGAACGGATGCGGGTCGATGGTGACGATCGCGCGCAGGTACGACTCAGTGCTGTGGTCGTCGGTGCAGTGCGCGTCGTGCCACGCGAGCCACTCGGCGTACCGGTCCTCGCCGGCCGAGTGCTGACCGACGTCGGGGTCGTAGTCAAGGCGCGGATTCGCCACACGCCACCCGTACTCGTCCGGATCGTAGTCGTAGACGGTCACTACAGGACCGCCGCCGTGAGCGCGCCCGCCAGCCAGAGGAAGACGAGGGCCAGGGTCGCCCACAGCGCGGCGGTGACCGCCGATGCCCCGACGGATCGGGGCTCGGGGCGCTCCGGCGTCGGCGGGTCGGGGAGCTCGGCGACCAGCGTCCGCTCCCCCTTGGCCAGGCACCGGGAGCGGGCGTACAGCTCGACCAACGGGTGCACGTCGTCGCATTTCAGGATGTACGCGGTCTCCAGCGGCACGCCGGCCGACACGAGGACGGCGACCAGCGCCCTCCCGCCGTCCTCGACGCGGTGGTGGCACTGCACCTGCGGGACGTCACGCAGCACGACGAGTCCTCCTTCGTAGCGGGTTGCCCTGGACGTTGGCGACCGGGTGTCCCTCCAGGGCGAGACGTTTGATCAGGGCGTCCTCGGCCGCAAGCGCGGCGGACCGATCCGGGTACCACCGAATGATCTGCATCCGGCCGGTGGAGTCGGCGACCCACGCGACCCGGGGGTTGCCGCGCCTGAACTCAGCCATCCGTCGCTCGTGCCGCGCTTCCGGCTCGTGCGAGATGCCGACGTAGACGACGCCGCCGAACTGGTGCGGGCAGACGTAGAGCGCGTGCGGGATGTCGCGCCGCGGCGGCTGTCGCTTCGGAGGTGCCGGTGTGGCGCGGCGCTGGATCGTCACCTGCCGACCCGGCGACGGTTCGCGGCGGCGGGCGAGCCGGAGCGCGAGCACGAGCAGGGCGATCGCGGCCAGGACGAGCGACCCGGCGATCATGCCCGCGCCCACTCGAACGCCACCACGGAGAACATCCCTCCGACGAACAGGACGGCGGCGATCCCGCCGAGCATCCACAGCACGGACGGGTCGGCACCCGCGTCCCGGGCCCACGACCACATGCAGCCGACCAAGGCCAGCGCGCCGAGGGCGGTCAGTGCCGTCCCGGCGGCGAGCAGCCGGGCAAGGCCGCGGACGACCACGACCTCCACCCGGCGGCGCTCGCCGCTCACGCCGCGACCTGCTGCCAGAGCAGCACGCCGGCCACGACGAGCAGGAGGCCGGCGGCTCCGACGAGATGCCAGACCAGCGCGTTGTTGGCCATGCCTGCGGCGCGAGCGAGTACGCGGGACTGCGGGGTCGCTCGCCGGGCCCACCACGCGGCATACACGGCGAGGATCAGGATCCCCACGGCGCCGAGCGTCTCCGCGATGAGGATGCGGTCGACGGAGACCCACACCCATACCGCTGCGAAGGCCAGCAGGGCGAGGCCAACGGCGGCCAGCATCTGCCCCCCGTACAGGATCCAGTACGCGAGGTCGTGGCCGACGCGCTTGTTCGCCGCCCACCGCTGTTGCTCGCGGTCCCGCTTCCTGCGCTCGGTCCGCGCCTGACTGTTGAACACCGCCGGTCCTCCTGCCTCGTCTGCCGTTAGCGGACGACGACGATGTCGTCGTCCTTCGCCGTGTTCCGTGCCTGGATGATCGCGTCGACGTAGCCGACCCGGAACCGCCGGACGAAGGTGGTCATGTTCACGGAGCAGTTGTAGAGGTCCGCCGCGGCGGCCCGCATCGGCTCGGTGATCCACATCGCGGTCCGGGCGGCGTCCCCGCCGCGCAGGAACCGAGAGGCGAAGTTGCCGCCGTCCAGCCCCTCGGAACGCAGACCCTTCGCCAGGCGCCGAGACAGCGACGCGGCGAGTGGGGACAGGAAGTCGTGGCCGGCGATCGCCGCAGCGCGGACGGCGACGCCGAGCGCCTCGATCTCTTCGTTGTACTTGGTCGACTGATTGGCCGGGGGCATCTGCGGCATCGGCTACTCACCCTTTCGCGGGACGTTGGTGGGGCGGGGGGACGGGCCGACGCGGACCAACAGGTACCGCCCGGCGCGGAGTCGCTCGACCTTGAGGCCGGGCGGTTTGATCGTCTCGGACGCCGCGAGGGCACCGAGCCGGCGCGACATCGTCCACGGCTGCATCGCGTACTGCTGCCGATCGGCGACGTCCTCCGGGGTGAACTCGGACACGTCGTCCTGGTACAGCTTCACCAGGGCGTGGTCGAGGTCGGCGTCTTCCTGTTCTCTCGATGGGGCGGGCGGCTTGTCCTCCGGCACCTCGACTCCCGTGGTGCCGCGCTCGATCGGCGCGCGGGGGTCGGACTCGGCGGCGCCCGGCAGGCCCGGGTGAGAGAGAGTGGCGACGACGCCATCATCCCCCTCCGGGGCGCGGGCGCCCTCTTCTGTGCGTTCGACGGGCTCGGTGTCCACGTCATCTCCTCCTCTGCTGTCGGCAGGTCCGGCGGGTCCGGGAGTCTCCTGCGTCGTCTGCGGGTCCGCCGGCGCGGCGGCCCCGTCGCCTTCGTTGCGCACCTCGGGCGCGCGTACAGCCATCACCGCGGCGGGGGTGCACACCTCGTAGTCCTGCCCCATCGCGGCCTTCGCCGCGTCGGTGAAGTCCATCGGCGTGAACCGCTGGCGGGCGGCGAGGACCATCTGTCGCAGCATCCGGCCGTCCGACCAGAACGATCGGCAGAGCAGCGGCCACAGCCGGGGGTCGACGCCGGGCGCGAGGTCGAACCAGTGGCCGCCCGGCATGCGCAGCGACTCCGGGTCCGCCCCGGCGTCGCGGGTCGACTGCGACAGGGTGAACTCGCCGCTGTACTTGTCGCCGATCGCGAACGTCTTCCACGCGGCGATGCTGCCGCGGAAGGCCGCCGGCACCTCTTGTGTCGACGCCCGGGGCACGGACGGGCACAGGAAGATCCCGAGGGAGCGGCCCCGCTTGCCGAGCCAGTCCCATTCGCCTTTCTGCAGGAACGTGTCGGCCTCGTCCATGATGACGAGCACGGCGGCTTCCCCGGTCTCCCGGGCGACCTCCGGCGTCCACTCCCGGCCACCGATGGCGTCGGGGTTGTCGGGGTCGAGGGCGGCGTCGAGCGACATCTGACCGAACAACTGCACCCGGTGCTCGGCCAGCTTTTTGAGCGCCCGCGAAAGCCGTGCCGCCTTCGGCCGGTCCGGGGCCGCCATGCCGAGCATGTCCAGGCACCACCCGGCGTTCTGGAACAGCTTCTCCGCGTCGACCCAGCAGAGGATCGCGTCGCACCGCGAAAGCCCCTCGGCGGCGATGTTGTTCTGTTCGCCGGACTTGCCTGCGCCGGTGGTGCCGACGATGCCGACGAAGGTCGCCTGCGGCGCGACGAAGTTCGTCAGCGGCGAAGCGAGGGTGCCGCGAGCGAAACCGAACCACTGGTCGTCGCCGGTTGAGTAGTACGCGGTGCGAAACGGCAGAGCGAACGAACCGCCGGGGTGCGAAAGGCCGGGGAACTTTCGCCACTCGTCGAAGGGGTCCGCCATCGTCAAGCGAATCTGCGAAGACCCGCCACGTTCGCCCGCGATGACGGTCGTTCGCCCGACGATGGCACCGGCCTTGTCCTCCAGTTCCTTCGCTGCGTTGCGGACGTCGCCGATCGTTTCGCCGGGGCCGTGCTCGACGTCGATGATGACTTCGCTGGGCGTCGTGCGAACCTTCTTCGGCCGCGACTTCGCAAGGCCGATGACGTCGCCCCACGAGTCGCTCGATTCGCCGGTCGCCTTCGCACGGAAGGCGTCGACGCGGTAGAGCATCCACGACAGCCACACGATCAGGGTCGCGAAGAACCACACGACGTCGAGGAAGCGATGCCGGAATCCGGCGAGGGTGATGACGTCGCCGGCCGCGCCGAACAGGAACACGGTGATCGCGACGTGTTTGATCAGGAACGTGGTGCGCTTGGCGTGGAACAGGCCGATCCCGACGGCGACCAACGCGACGGTGCAGCCGGTGATGAACCATCCGTGCGCGAGCATGAGGCCGGTCGCGGGGTCCCAGAGGTAGATGGCGTGGGAGATCGCGAACGTGACCGGGATGACGACGAACGCGACCAGGAAGGACGCGAGGAACGGGACGTGCCGCTTGCTGGTCGGCCGGGTGTGGCCGCCCTGCTCGCGCTCGCGGCGCTCGTCTGCCTTCACCGCCATGGCCCTGCCCCCCTCGCTTGCAGTAGATCGTTTGCAGGTCCGGGATCCCTACGCTGCGTGACTTGCAGGGCTTGCAGCGGGGCTTGCAACCTGATCAAACCGGACTTGCACCGCGCCTTGCAATCGGTCCATACCGGACGGCTTGCAAGATCCTTTGCATCTCCCCCCCTAGGTACCGGCGCGTCTGAAAAGGGCGCGGCGGCACTTGCACTTGCAATATCACTCACCGTGCGCATCCGTGGGCCCTCGCGGGTGCTCACAGGCTCACCGTCTCTTCCGGCTTGTGGCCGTTGACCTGCCCGGATCCGTCGGTCAACGTGCGCATCGCGGCGAGGGGCTGGCCCGCCTGCTGCTCGCGGTACGCCTTAACCCACTGTTCGACGGCGCGCGTCGAGCAGTCCAGCAGGGCGGCCACCTCGGCTGCGGTCATCTCCTTGGCGATGACCCGGGCAACAGCGTTCGCCTTGTTCACTGCGCTGATTCCGCCCCGGCGTCCTCCGCGCCGGGGCGCAGGGGGCATGACCTGGACCTTTTCGGCCTGCTCGCGCACGACCGGAACAGGCCGGTCGGGCTCCGGTGCCTGCTCGGTCCGGACGGGACGCACGGCGCGGGGAGGCCCTTGGGCCACGGAGGGAGCCGGGTGCCGCCGGGCCATGTGCTCCGCGAGCACCGTGGGCGAGATGGCGTCGCCGCCGCAGAGCGGGCAGGCGATGAAGTCAGGGTGCCCCGCCGGGGTCGCGCCGTCCCGCGAAGCCGGAACCGCGTGGCGAACGCAGATGATGAGCAGGTGCACCGCGAGAGCGAGCGCAGGGGCGATCACGGCAGCGGCCACGTTCGCGTCGTCGAGAACCCCGCCAGCGACGCTGTCCGCTTCGATGAGCGAGGGTTCGTTGGCGAAGAGATCCCGCGAACTTTGCGGGAGCTGACGCCACTTCGCGAACGACTCGGCCGCGAGGATGGACAGCGAAGTCATGCTGAGGAAGACGAACCATGCGTACGCGCGGACGTGCAGCTTCGCTCTGCGAAGGATGTACGTGGTGAAGAGTCCGGCGAGCGAAAGAGCGTCGGCGACGAGCGCGGCGAAGACGCACAGGACCGCCGGCAGCTGCCACACGTTCGCAGCGAAGCCGTAGACCTGCCATGCGTTGATCGCGTATGCGAACGCAGCGATGACGCTCACGACGACGAACAGCGAAGCCAGAGCGAACGGGAGCGAACGAAGCGAACGAAGCGAAGTCAGCGGGGTCATGGTTCGCAGCATGGCAGACTTTCGTTCGTCTTGCTACTTTGACCACATGACAAGCGAAGCCACGCGGGGCGACCGCGAGACGATGACCACGGGACAGGCTGCGAAAACGCTCGGTGTTTCGCTTCGCGAAATTCGCGCGCTCTGTTCGCTGGGAGAGCTGGAGTTCGCGTGGACCCGGGCGCACCGGGTGACGGAGGACGTTCGCGGGCGAGTGCTCCGTGGGCACCGGCGGGTGTACGTCGACAGCGTGCAGGCGTACGCATACAGGATCGCGGGACTGCCGGGAAACTCCGTGGCGCAGAACTCTTGACACTTATCCACGTGTGGATATAGCGTAGGTGGTGTCAGGAACGAACGACACCAAGGAGTGGTCCAGATGGCCCGCAAAGAGTTCCCCGTCTACGTCGCAGCCGAGTGGACCGACCCGCAGGACGACCTCGTCGTCCGCGGTCAGATCGTCCGCCAGCGCAAGACGGTGTGCGACGTCCTGTGGCCGAACGGGCGCGTGGAGAAGGGCGTCAAGCTGACCGGCGAGGTCAGCTACGGGACCCTGCGCTTCGCCACACTCGACGACGACCACGCCGCTGCACTGGCCGGGCGGTGACCACGATGGCCCGCCGCAACCGCAGGATCTCCGACCGGCAGCACTCCACCGTCCGCGTTCGCAGCATGCGCCGCAGCGAGGTCGCGGCGGTGCAGATCATCGCCCGCGACCTGCGCCCGCTGTTCCTGCTCACCGCCGGTGGTGCGCGATGACGCAGCCGGAGCCGCGCTACCCGGTCGGAACGCCGGAGTACGACGCCTACGTCGCAGAACTACGGACCGAGCTCGACAAGTTCGCTCGCGGAGAGGACCCGTACCCCTACGCCCCCGCCGACCGTGGCCCCCACCGCGAGCCCAACCTGACCGACGTCTCCGCACCCGAGGACCCCTACGACCACGACGCATGGTCGGCCTACCTCGAAGCCACCACGCCCGAGCCGACCCGCGAGCAGCGCATCGCGACCCTGATCGAGTTCGGCAACCCGTACGCCGAGAAGCGCGCGAAGGCCGTCGAGGGCTACCGCGGTGCAGCGCGCGACATGTGGCTCAACCGGCAGCAGTTCGGGTGGACCAACGTCCACACGACCCTCATGCGCTCGACGATGAAGACGTACGCCGAGATGGTCAGGATCTACGACCGCCTCGCCCGCTCGTGGGCGGTCGGCCAGCTCCTCGACTCCGAGTCCGACCAGATGAGGCAGGTGCACTGATGGCCACCGTCATCGTCACCACCGACCGCGCGGCACGTGGCGAGGCACTCCCGGGTGACCCGGTCGTGTACGTCCGCGACGTCGACCCCGCCGAGGGCACCCTCCGCATCGAGTGCTCCGAGTCCCCCCACTGCCCGCCGGACATCGAGCCGGAGCGCGAGTGGTGGGGGTTCGAGGACGCGGTACAGGCCGCGATCGTGCACGTCGAGAACCACGAGCGGAGCGCGTGATGGCTCGCCGTCGCTCCCGCCGCTCGCGCGGTACGTGGCCTGTCGCCGTCCTCGCCTGCGTCGTGATCCTGCTCGGCACGGCGGTCTACCGGGCTGGCGGGTGGCCGGCGGTGGCGGTAGCCGTCGTGTTCTCCGTGGTGATGTCGCTGCTCACGAGTCGGCGATCGCGTAGACGCCGCGGGTGGCTCGCGTGACGGCCCCGGATGCGGGCGACGAACTGGCCGCCCTGGTGTCGGCGCTGGAGCAACTGCCCACCATGCCCGCTCTGGAGCGGGTACGCGCGGCCAGGGCGTTGACGGACGTGGCGAAAGCCGCGCTGTCCGCCGTGGGTGACGCGGCGGTCGTAGAGGCCCTCGCCGACGCCACGCAGGCGGCGACCGCCGCTCAGCTGGGCGTCTCCGTGGCGGCGGTCAGCAAGGCGGCCGTACGTCACCGGGCCCGCGCCAGGGCCGTTTCCGCAGGTCAGGGCCAGTTTGTGCCAACTAGCCTGACGGGCTTGACACGAACGGCACCCCAGGGTAGAGTTTGAGGTGTCAGGGAGGCAGCGGGTGGTGCCGGACCAACCTGATCAGCTCCCCAAGCTGGGTTACCGGCCAAACCAGGGGCGGCAGCGCGCGAGCCGGGGTGACGCGACCCTACCGGGCGAACTGAGCGGGACAGGAATCCCGTGGGCGACCCGCGGCTCTGGTGAGGACCGTAAAGGGCGGGACGGAAGCGACAGCGGCCCGGCGGCCACCAACCGCCGGGCCGCTTCGCGTTGGCGCAATCTCCCTCCCTCGGAACCCTTGACACTTATCCACGCATGGATATAGACTGGGTCACACCAGCAAGGCAATCCCGATCGGAGACCCGCCATGAACGACTTCAGCCGCAAGGCGCTCCCGACCCCTGCGGAGTACTCGACCCAGCGCGCGCAGCGACATCTCCGCATCAACGCCTCCAGCCTGCGGACCCTCGCCGACACCTTCGAGCAGCTGGCCAACCTGCTGGAAATGGTGCCGAGGCCGGGCCGGGAATGGGCCGCCGAGGTCGCCGGGCGGGCCGTCCACGAGCACGCCGTGTGGCTGATGAGCGCGCAGCTGCACACCGCAGTCCAGCACGCCGCCGAGGCGGACCGCTACCGCATCGAGGCCGCCGCCGAGGACGCCGCGCGGCTCGCCTCCGCCGAGACCCGCAGCACCCAAGAGGACTGACCCGCCATGAACCGCCTTCAGGAGATCGAGCGAGACGCCGCCTACGAGCGGCAGCACCGGATCTTCCAGCGCAACCAGGCACTCGCCACCATCCTGCGCCTCGGCGACCGCTACCGGATCGGCCACGTGGTCAGCCTGTTCGACGACATCGAGCCCGACGCGGAACTCGACGTGACCGGCTCGTACGTCGTTGAGGTGATCCGCTACGAGCGCGGCTCGATCGCCACTCTGAACTTCGCCACGGTGCACGGCGGCGAGGGCGACCACCTACGGTTCGAGCGGGTGGACGAAGCCCTGCTGCACCTGATCGCACGTCGACACGGCCAGGGCGACAGCCACGGCGCGGCAGCCCTGCACGCCAGCCGAGTCCTCGGCGTGACGAAACTGGCCCCTCGCGACTGAACCACCCGCCCCCGCCAGGAGATGGGACGCATAAGCGTCGCGCATCGGGATTCCAGGGTTGCAGCCCGTTCGAGCCGGGCCGAGGGCACAAAGGTCAACCCGACCGGGCTGGCCACGACAGGAAGGAGAGGGGGTGGAACCCGACATGGCGAACCCGTCAGCCGATCGACTCGCCGAGAAACTGCGTGCCGCGAGAAAGGACCAAACCCTAAGCGGTGCTGCCATCGCGGACCGGGTCGAGGAGCTGACGGGCAGCCGTCCGTCCGACGTCACCGTCTCCCGGTGGCTCACCGGGCGCAAGAAGTTGATCCGCGTTTACAGCGGGGGGATCCGCATCGACGACAAGATGGTCCACATCGACCCCATGCTCCCGGCCATCGCCGCAGCGCACGGACTCGACCTGATGGACTTGATCGAAGACGTCGTACGCAACACGTCGGCCGAGGAGGACGAGTGACCTGCGGCCACGAGATGCCCGCCGCGGCTCGCCGCAACTCTTGACACTTATCCATACATGGATATAGACTAGGCGTACCAGTCAGACGAAGCACGGGGAGTGCAGATGCGCACCAAGATTCGCACCACCGCCCAACTCAAGCCGGGCATGGTCATCCGCTCCAGCAACACCCACGCCTTCCGGCAGGTCGCCAAGGTCGAGAAGCTCACCCCGTACGCCGAGCGGGTCGTCACCTTCACCGACGGTGCCCGCGAGCGCTGGGGCAACGGCTGGGAGTTCCAGGTCGCCCGTAGTAAGGCCATCCGCGGCGCCGCCAAGGCACGCGCCGCGCTCATCCCGGCGCACGCCCTCTCCGACGCCCTGGGCGCGGTGGTCGGCGCCTACGCCCGCGAAACTGTGACCGCGCAGTGAGGAGACGCGCCATGCGCCAGTGGGACATCCGCGAACTCGACGCCGGAGACGCGCGTCGCCTGAACGACCAACCCGCCCCGGAGACCATCGTCGTCATCCGACCGTCGGACCTGACCGGGGACCTCAACACCTCGGCCGGTCGGCTCGGCGTGGACGTGGCCGACCTCGTCCGCGCGCGCCGTGCACTCGGCATCCAGCACACGCACCGTGCGCCGGGCCTTCTCGCGCGCATCACCGCTCGACTCATTCGTCCACGTCCGTCTTGACCGCACTCCCCGAAAGCGAGCCGACCCGTGAGCATCACCTTCAACCACGAACTGATCACGCCGCAGAGAGCCAAACAGATCCTTGGCCGCAACGCCGAGAACAACCGCAGGCCCAAGGAGGCGCGCATCGCGCGCTTCGCCCGCGACATGCTCGGCGGCAACTGGAACCCCAACACCGGCGAGACGATCAAGGTCGACATCGCCGGCACACTGATCGACGGGCAGAACCGGATGCGCGCCGTGATTCTGGCCGGAGAGCAGGACCCAGCGTTCCCTGGCGTGCACATGACCATCGCCTACGACGTACCCACCGAGGCCATGCAGGTCATCGACTCCGGGGCGGCGCGGTCCGCCGGCGACGCGCTGCGGATCGCCGGCGCGCACGACCGGATGCGCGGGGCCGCGATCGTGCGGTGGTCGCTGATGTGGGACGTCGGGCTTTACATGGGCGGCGGTGGGACCTTCGCCCCCACCACGTCGGAGATCATGCACCGCTACCGGGCCGAGGCCGAGCGGTACGACGCAGCGTCCAAGCGGGCGACGGACTGCCAGAATCGCGGACTCGGAGTCGGGGCTCCAGCCGGTGTCGCCCACTATCTGTTCAACCGGATCGACGCAGAGTTCACACACCAGTTCTTCGACCAGTACGTTTCCGGCGCCAACCTCCCGGGCGGCTCGCCGGTGCTGGCGCTGCGCAACCGGATGGCCCGGGTGCGGGTAGACCGGGTCACGCGGCCCGAGCAGCTGGCACTGTTCGTCCGGTCGTGGAATGCATTCCGGGCGGGGGAGTCGATGGACCGCATCCAGATCGCCCGCGGCGAACTGACCAACGACAACTTCCCGCAGCCGAAATGAGCCAGGGTGCGACCGGGGGCCGGTGGCCCCAGAAGGGCGACCGCGCCGTCGACCTCAGGTTGTCCCAGTCGCCGATCGGGCGCGACGCGGTCGGCCCCGAGGTCACCATCGTCAACATCACGCAGACCATGGTCGTGACCTCCGACGGCGAGCGGTACAACCGGACGTCGCTTCGCCCGCTCGCCGGGGGCCCGCACTCGCCGCGGGTCCTCGTGCCGCTGCACGACCGGCGAGCACTGACCGCCCGCGCCCGGACCGAACTCGCCGCCGCGGCCGGCGTGGTCACCAACCTGACCCGCGTCGAGCACCGCACGCCCGAGCAGGTGTACGCCGCGCTGACTCAGGCGATCGTGGCCGTGGACAACGCCCGGCGCCAGGTCGTCAGGCTGATGGCCACCGCGACCCGCAACGAACAGGAGGCGTGACGGATGAGCCCCGGAAGGTGGAAGCCCGAGTCGTTCCAGCGCAAGGCCGTCCGGGAAGGCTGGAACAACACCGGCGGGCGGGTCTCCCTCGAAGTCCCGCAGAGATTCGTCGTCCCCGTGGACGAGATGTCTTCGCGCAGGACTCGCACGTACGACGAGCTGACCGCGGCGCAGCGCGAGCGGTTCGACGCGCAGATGCTGGCGTGGGAGGCGGCGTGCGCGCTGGCGTCGGCGGCGACCGACACAGCGGTCTACGGGATACCGATGCACGACACCAAGATTCAGGCGTGGCTCGACGCACGCGGCGCATGGGAGAGGACCCGCACCCGATGAGGATTATCCGCAAGGACAGCGGCCGGAACCACTGGTACGTCGACCTCGACGCCAACGGCGAACGGGTCCCCGGCGTCACCGGCGAGATCGACGCCGGCATGCCGAAGAAAGCGCTCATCAACTGGGCCGGCAACGCGACCGCCGATTACACGCTCGACCACTGGGACGAGCTCGCCGCACTTCCGCCCGCCGCGCGGCTGAGCAAGATGCAGCGCGGCCGATACGCAGTCAAGGACGAGGCGGCGAACCGCGGCACGCAGGTGCACACGTTCGGCGAGCGGCTGATGCGCGGCGAGAAGGTCACCATCCCGGATCCGCTGGTCGGCCACGTCAACTCGTACGTCCGGTTCCTCGACGAATTCCAGCTACGGGTGCGGCACCTGGAGTGCCTGGTGTACTCCGAGACCCTGCGTTACTGCGGGCAGATCGACATCATCGGCGACATCCTGTTGCCGGACATGCCGGAGTACGACCACCTGCCCCGCGATGAAGACGGCTTCGTGAACTGGTGCCTGATCGACGCCAAGACGAACCGGTCGGGGATCTTCGGCGAGACGGCGTTGCAGCTCGCCGGGTATCGCTTCGCGGAGTTCCTGCAGACCGACCCGAAAGATCCGGGCACTGCGATCCCGATGCCGGAGATCGCGTGGACTGGCGCCGTGTGGGTTCGCCCCGACGGGTACTCGCTCATCCCGGTGAAAGCCGAGGAGGACGAGCATTTGGCGTTCCAGTACGTCCGCGAGGTCGGCCGGTTCGACGCCGGCTCGCGGGATCTCGTGGGCGACCCGATCGTCCCGCCCATCGCCTCGACATACGCCGTCACCACCGTGGAGGCCGGATCATGACCACGCAGACACCGGGGGGGCTCGCCGCCGCGCTCGCCAAGGTTCAGGCGGAACTGCCGAAGCTGGAGCGGGACCGTACCGTCGAGGTGCAACAGAAGAACGGCGGGTCCTACTCGTACAGCTACGTAACCCTCGCCAACCTGTCCGACGCGATTCTCCCGCTGCTCGCGAAGCACGGTCTGTCGTTCCTCGCCATGCCGGGCGCCGGCTCGGACGGAAAGATGGCACTTCGCTACCACCTGATGCACGCCTCCGGCGAGGTCATGTCAGGCGAGTTCCCTCTGTCCGGCGAGGGTGGAATCCAGATGATCGGCGGACGGATCACGTACGCCCGGCGGTACTGCCTCGCGGCGGTGGTCGGCGTGGCGGCGGACGAGGACGACGAGTCGCGGCTGAGCGAGGGGCCCGCCACTGCGCAGCGCACGCCACCCGCCACCCGGTCGCGACCGGCGAAGGCGGCGCCATCACCTGCGGGGGACACCCCCGCTCCCGCCCCCGCTCCCGCCAAGGCGACAGCGCAGCGGGCGGGGCGCCCGCCGCTTCCGAGCGACCGGGCCACGCCGCGGACGGTGGCATCCGCGACGGGCGATCGCCGCATGGTCGACGACAGCCAGCACCGACGCATGCACGCCCTCTGGAATGAACTCGGATACGGCGGGGACGCGAACCGCACCCTCCGGATCGAGATCACGGGGAGGCTGGTCGGTAACCCCGCGCTGTCGACCAGCAAGGAACTCACGTTCGAGCAGGCCGAGACGGTGATCGCGAAACTGATCGAGAAGAAGGCCGCGCAGGCGCCGACCGCGCCGACCGCGGCTCCCGGCCGGCGCACGGTCCGCGACTCGGTCATTGGCACGGCGGACCCGAACAGCGAGACGCCGCCGTGGGAGCCCGGAGACGGCGCGCTGCTCGCGGCTGACGGGACGACGGGTGGCCCGGGTGGTGGGCGGTGAGCGAGCCGTTCACTGCCGCCAGACGCGAAGCGATCGACGCACATAGAAGCCGGCTCGACAACGGGACCGTGCCGAAGGATCTACGCGCAGATGCGCTGTTCACGGCGAGCAGGCACCTATCCGGCGAGAAGCTGGCCAACGCCTGCGGGTTCTTGAAGTCCAGCCGGCGCACACGTCGCGAGATCATCGCGTTCATCGACCGGCTCGAACCGGGCCGCACTGGCTACGGGAAGGGACGACCGCAATGACCTACCCGACCGAGAAGTGCCGCACCCCCGAGTGCGGGGCGGACATCATCTGGGCACGCACGAAGATCGGGAAGTTGATGCCCGTGGACGCTGAGCCGACCAGTGACGGGGTGGGTAACGTCCTGCTGTCGTTACGACAGGGGACCGTCTACGCCGAGGTACTCGCCGGACAGGGGCCCGGCCTGGCGGAAGAGGGCGGGGCATTGCTGCGGACGTCACACTTCGTCACCTGTGTCCGCGCCAAGGACTGGCGGGTTCAACCGAAGACGCAGCGCGGGCCTAGTTGACGGTTGCTGGGTTATCTGGTAACGTACTGGACATGACAGCAACCGGGTACGTGAACATGTCGGTCAAGCCGGACGCCAAGCGAGCGCTGGAACTGCTTGCACTGGATCTCTCCAAGGACCTCGGGCGGCGTGTCAGTCTGAGCGAGGCACTGGAGCTGGGCATGCGGGCGTTGTTGGTCAACGAAATCGACGTCGCAGAGGGTGCACGCAGTCAGGCAGGTGTCCAGTGAACCGCGAGGATCTGCCGCGCTATCGGGTCCGCTACAGGACCTCCCGGCGCTGGGAAAAGCTCTACTACGTTTTCGACTCCGAACTGAAGGTCCGCGTTGACCGCCACGTCACCCCTTCCCGGGACCAGGCGCAGACGAAGGCCGACGAGTTGAACGGGCATGACGGGCGGAAGCGATGAACGTGATCGGGCTCGACCTGTCGCTCACCGCGCCCGGCATCGCACCGGTGGGCGCGCGGCCGTACACCCTGCGGACCGACGCAAAGACGGGCGACCGCCGGTTCTGCATCATCCGCGACCACCTCAACCACTGGATGAAGGGCACCCGGTACGACCTCGCGATGATCGAGGCCGTACCGCCTTACGAATCGGCGTCGGGCGTCCTGGAGCGGGTGCACGGTGTGGCACGCGAAATACTCGCCCGGCACGGCGTTCCGTTCGCCTACGTCAACGTGAGCGCGTTGAAGGTGTTCGCCACCGGTGACGGCCGAGCGGACAAGGCCGAGGTCATGGCGTTCGTGGCTCAGCAGACCGGACGTACGCCCGACGACGACAACCAGGCCGACGCATGGGTGCTGCAGCGGATGGGGGAGATGTTCGAGCGCGAGCGGTTCATCGCGAAGATCGACCCTCGGGCGCAACGGGCACTCGCCTCGATCGAGTGGCCGCTGAAACTGGACGACCCGGCATGGCCGCAGCCGTACGGCGCGGTCTCGCGGCGCAAGCCCGTCACGAAGAAGTGCGGACACAAGGTCGTCTGCCTCAAGAACGGCGATCACTGGCTGCACCCGTTCAACGTGGTGCGCTGCGACAAGCCCCCGAAGTAGGACCCGTCAACCGCACGAGGAACAGGAGAACCCATGCCCCCGCGTAAGACGTACGACGACCCGCGCGCCCGCAATGCCGCCGTGGAGTTCATCACCGATCACGCCACCAGCGCCGGAGACTCGGCGATGGTGGTCGACGCCTTCCCGGTCGCCGAGTTCGAGACGGCGCAATCGCGGGTCGGGGGTGAGGTTCTCAAGCTTCGGCGAGTCGTCCTCACCGGCCCGTGGGAGGTCGTCACGGACTACCCGGAGTAGGAGACCGGCGCGGCGGGGTGCTTCCGGGTCACCCGCCGCGCCGGTCCGTTCCCGATCGGCTCCCGACGACCATGAACCCATCGATCATCGCACGAACCGGAGGACCCGCACCATGACCGACACTCTGATCCAGGCCGACACCCCCGCCCGCGCCGCCGCTCTCTGGTGGGCGCAGGCCGTGGGATCGCCCGTCTTCGACGGGCTCGGCCCCACGCGCAGCGACCCCGCGAACCGCGCCTACGAGGTGGGCGAGATGCTGGGCGGTCTGCTCGCCAGTCGCCACCCGGTCTCCGACGACCAGGGCACCAAGTTCGCCGAGGCGCTGGAGGCCCTGATCGACGACCTGCTCCGGGGCACCACCTACGGCGTGAGCCTGGGCGTGGACTACGCCCCGGACAGAGATCTCGCGGACGCCGCACAGGCGACCGGGATCAGCCTCTCCCGCTTCCCGTGGAAGACGAACATGTGGGTCAAGGCCGACCACGTCACCGTCAGCGCCGGGTACGCCGCTCCCGTCCAGATCGTCTGGCACGCCCCCGACTGGCAGCGACCCACCTGCGACCAGCGACTGTACGTGAACGGCGAGTCCCGCGACGAACTGTGCAGCCTGCCGATCTACCACGAGGGCGACCACGGCGAGTACCGGCCCGACCCGGCCCGGTGCGCCACGTGCGGTCAGGGCTACTCCATCCACTACAGCCAGTCCGCGTACGCCAGCCCGAACCGACACCCGTTCCCTCCCGTCGACTGAGAGGACCCGCACCATGACCGACTATCAGATCAAGCTCGCCGCGGCGCTGCCCAAGGGCGACGTCAACGGGCTCGACGACTTCGACCTCATCACCACCCTGCACCAACAGCAGACCGAGGGTCGCACCGTGCAACCCCGCGTTGCCCTGCTCGTCTACGACGTCGCCGACGCCGGGGTCAATGCCGAGGGAGTGCACTGGGTGAAGCTGCGCATCCGGCAGGTCGAGCCGGTCGCCACGCAGGCCGGGCGCAAGGCGGCTAAGCAGATGCTGGCCGACGAGTTCAGCGCCCGCACCGGGCAGGCGCTCCCGCCGTACGAGGTGACCGCGCTGGCGAAGTCGGCGTTCCGGGACCTGCCCCGCTCGATCGAGGAGATCGACGCGGACGAGGAGCGTGAGCGCGAGGCCATGTCGCCGGCCGACGAGCTGCGCCGTCACCTGGAGGTTGTACACGGAGCGACCAAACTGGGCAAGCTGACTGACAGCGAGACCGAGGCGTTCCACGAGGCGCAGCACCGGACCGCCATGTTCACCGCCGGACCGCTTGCTCACGAATTGAGCTGGAGCGGCTGGTCGCGGGGCGATCTGGAGCTGTCTGAGATCGACGCCGACGACCTGCCGGGGTGGACCGACGACAACCGGGCCGGCGACGACCCCGAGATCCTCGCCGGGGACATGCCCGTGCTGGAGCGGGTAAGGCTGGAGCACGCGCGGGAGGACGCCGAGGCCGAGGGGACGCTGTTCGACCCGGCGGTGATGGTCACGCAGGACGAACTCGCGGCCGAGCGGTCCGATCTCGGCCCGATGTTCGACTCCGGAGACGACGAGGACGGAGAGAGCGAGGCCATCTTCCTCCCCCTGCCGCCGGAGCGCCTTGACGATGAGGCTGCCGGTGGATCCACCCTCAATCGCGAGGAGCAGGACTGATGAGCGGCGTCACGCTGGTCGCCGAAGGGGTCGCCGGCCGGGCGGTCCGGCTGCCCGACGTCGGCACCGTCCCCGGAGTCGTCGACGTCTGGCAGGTCGACCTGTCCATGCCGCACCTGGTGCACACCGAGGAGCGGATGCATCTCGCGTCGCAGTTGCTCGTCGTGTGCGTCAACGTCGCCGCCATGCAGATCGAACGGCACTGGTTGCTCGACCTGCCCGTGCCCGCAACGCACGGGCTCGCGCTCGGCATGGTGTCGCCTGACCCTGCTCCGACCGGGGAGCAGATGTTGCGCGGCAGCATCTGCTACACGGAGTTCACGGTGGACGACGACCGGGCGGCGGTAGCCGTGTCCCGGGCGGCGGCGAGCTGCGTCGTGTGGGGCTCGGTGCCGGTGGGCACGCGCGGGCTGCGGGCGGCATGGGCCGGCTGCGTCGCCGGGGCGGCCACGGCGGTACGTCAGCGGGAGTCACGCCTGAAGGAGTAACCGGGCTTGTGTGTGTAGGTTCCTATGCCGTAAGCTACACACATGGCCCCCACTCGACGACAGATCTACGTCTCGCGCCGAAGCCGCGAGGTCTGGCAGGAAGCGGAAGCAGCCGCCAAGGCTGACGACGTTTCGGTGTCGGACTTCGTGGCTTCGGCGCTTCACGAGTACCTCGCGGCGCGCAAGCGCCGGATCGCGCGATCCCGGCGTCCCGCATGACCGCGCAGGTGATCCGGGGCGACGCTCGGCTCCTGCCCCTCGCCGACGAATCCGCCGACCTGATCGTCACCTCGCCGCCGTACTGGGCCCTGCGCTCCTACACCGACGGCGGCGAGCACTACGACGGGCAGATCGGCGCCGAGCCGACGCCTGCCGCGTACATCGACAGCCTGATCGAGTGCACCCGGGAGTGGATGCGGGTGCTCAAGCCGACTGGGTCGATGTGGATCAATCTGGGCGACAAATACGCCGGCTCAGGGGGGCTCAATCCTGGCGTGGGACTGCGACGGGACGAGCACATGGCACAGGGGGCGCGCGGCGGTCACCGAAGGTCTCGGCCGTCCTCGGTCGATGGGGTGCCCGGCAAGTCCCTGATCGGCCTGCCGTGGCGGTACGCGATCCGGTGCATCGACGATCTCGGCCTGATCCTGCGCGCCGAAGTGATCTGGTCGAAGCCGAACGGGCTACCGGAGAGCGTCACGGACCGGGTGCGGCGCTCGCACGAGCAGTGGTTTTGGCTGTCCCGGTGGGCACCTGAGGCGCCGCCTCCTGCCGAACTGGTGCGGGCGGTGCTCGAACAGGTCGCCGCAGGAACGCTGACCGTCGACGAGGGCGAGCGGCTGCTTGACGGCAGCATGACCACGCACGAGACGGCGTTTCACCTGGTCAAGTCGCCCCGGTACTTTTCCGCCGTCGACACCATCCGAGAGGCGCACTCGCCGGTCAGCGTGGCGCGGGCGGGGAGGGCGTATAACGCGGGAGATCATTTCTCCGTCGGCTCACCGAACACGCTCAACCCGGCGCAGTTCGTCAACCCCCTCGGGAAGCTGCCCGGCTCCGTCTGGACCATTCCCACGCAGCCGTTCAAGGTGCCCGCCGGGCTGGGAGTGGATCACTTCGCCGCGTTCCCGATGGAGTGGCCTCGCCGCATCATCCAGGGCTGGTCACCGTCGGGGATCTGCACGGCATGCGGCGAGGGCCGACGTCCGGTCGCCTCGGTGCAGCGCGAGGCCGGATGGACTCGACAGACGGACGGCACTCGCGGCGGTGCTCGCAATGTCGGCGAGATTATCGGCCAGCAGGTGACGAACCGGTCGCTGCACACGATTGTCGGAGAGGCGTGCGCCTGCCCCGACACCAGCGCACCCACCCGCCCCTCGGTCGTCCTGGACCCGTTCGGAGGCACCGGCACTACGGCGCTCGTCGCCCACGCCTACGGCCGGCACGGAATCAGCGTCGACATGTCCGCCGACTACTGCCGCCTTGCCGGGTGGCGTACCACGGACCCTGGCCAGCTCGCTGCCGCACGCGAGCGGCCGAAGCCACCGCCGGAGCCGACCGGGATCGGCACCCTGTTCGACGCATTCGCAGAGAAAGGACCCGCCACGTGAAGGGCTCATTCACCGTGCCGGCCAGCGCGCTCGCGTCCGCCGTCAAGTACACCGCCCGCTGGGTCGACGCCAAGCCGACCGTGCCCGTCTATGGCGGGCTGTTGTTCGAGGCGCTCCCCATGGGCGGGCTGGTCATCGCCAGCACGAGCGAGAACGCCACGGCGACCGCGTTCATCGCAGACACCCAAGACGGCGCGGGTAGCGCGGAGGGCGCGTTCGTCGTCGCCGGGCGACTGCTCGACCAACTCGTGTCCACCTTCCCCGACAGGCCGGTGACGTTCGAGCAGGACGGGCCGATCGTCGTCGTGACGTCTGGCAGCGGGCGGTGGACGCTCCCCGCGATGTCCGAGAATGACTATCCGACGCTGCCCCAGCAGGCGCGCCCCGCCGGCGTGGTCGACGACGTGCTGTTCGCCGACGCGGTTCACCGGGTGGCGATCGCGGCGGGCCGGGACCTGGAGACGCTCCCCGCGCTCGCCGGGTTGCACATCCACTTCGCGGACACCGGCGAGGAGCGCTATCCACTCCTGACCTTGTCCGCGACCGACAAGTACCGCGCCGCACGGAAAACCATCCCGTGGGCCCCGGAGATGCAGGGCGCACCCATCGGGGAGTCCGTCCTGCCATTCGCTCACATCCTGCTCGACGCGGTGGACGCTTTCACTGACGACATCACGATCGGCTACGAGCAGCGCGGGCTGGGCGCGCAGGTGCTCAGCCTGGCCACCGCGACCCGCTCCCTGGTGTTGCGCACACTGAGGGCGAGCGACCACCCCGCGCTCGACATGGGCCCGATGTACGAGTACCGCGGACCGGAGACGGCCACCCTGCGCCCCGCGGACCTGCTGCTGCCGATGAGGCGGGCCGCGCTGCTCGGCGACCCGAAAGCCGACCTCGTGCAGCTGACGTTCGAGGACGGCATGGTCGCCGTGCACGCCGGCGCCGAGGGGCGCGGGGACGGCGACGAGGAGGTGGCCGTCGAGTACGGCGGCCCGCCGTGCCAAGTCGCGCTCAAGGCGTCCATGTTGCAAGCCGGGCTTGCCTCGGCTCCGGGGGACAGCGTGTCGCTGTCGCTCACCCCCGGTGGATACAAGCCGGTGGTGTTCACGTCACCGGACGACCCGTCATGGCGGTATCTGATGATGCCGCTACGCAATCTCGGAGGTTCGAAGTGACAGACCAGCTCGCCGTTGAGGCGTTCCGCTCGAAGGTCGAGAGCATCGTGCACGACGTCGGGTACGACGCGAATGGCATGGGGGCCGTCGCCAATCCGGACGTCGTGGCCGGTGCGGTCGTCGACACGCTGACCGACGCCCACTACGAGTACCACACGAACGAGGCTGGCGTGGCGATGCGCCGCGTGGTCGTGGCCACCGAGTGGGAGGTCGACCCGACTCCGCGGCTGACGGGCCGACCGACCAGCATGGGCACGGTCTACACCGAGCGGGAGACTGACCGTGCGCGTTGACCTGAAGCTCGGCGACTCGGTGGCCGTGACGCTCGACGGCGACGCCCGCACCTACGGCCCCGGGCAGGCGCACGTCACCCGCGACGAGACGTCCACCCGGGGCGGCGACAAGGCTCGATTCCTGACCATCGTGATCCCGCTGCGCGACGGAGAGTTTCCCGAGACCACGGAGCATATGGGATGACTGCGGTGATGCATCTACGAGAGTGCGAGCCGGAGCGGCATCCGGAGTGGGCCGCGAGCACGCACTTCGAGGGAGTCAACCACCGGGGCGCGGAGATGTGCCCGGACACGCGGTACATGGCCGAGGAGATGTATCCGGACGAAGAGGTCTGGATCGAGG